ATTCTCGTACCCACTACATACCACATTGAAAATAAGATATTTACAAAAAGAGAGTACTAAAACAGGGACTATTTCATTATTAGTAGACCTATTTTTAATATAATTCCGGAAAACCATAAGAAAAATAATCATAAAAGTAAGGCAGCCTAATAAGCTGCCTTTTTACACAAAAACCGGATAGATTAAAAGAGGAAGTATCCTCTGCTTTTGGTAATTTCATTGTTAGCACTGCAAATATACAAAAATGTGCATTATATTTCTTCCAATTTTGCTCTAAACTTCTGGAACATATCAATGGTCGGGTAAAAGGTTGGATTCTCCCAGTTTTTCCCTATCATCTGGATCATCGCCTCTATATGACTTTTGCAGTCTATTACTTTGATGCATTTATCCAAAACTAGTTCGCCTTCCGGGTAGGTCTTGTTATTTAGGGTATCCTGCGCCCATGAGAGCAACTCTCTGATTGATTCTTGGTCGTATTTATTATCTTCTGCCATCTTATTGAGTTATTACTAGCTTTATATTCAAAAAGTCCAAGATCTTTTCAATCTTTTCTTGTCCTAAATTCGTTTTTCCGTTAAGAAACAAGGACATGGTACTCTTTGTTACCTCTACATACTCCGCAAGATCCTTTGATTTGACATTGCGGAGTTTCATTGCTTCTTTGACTGTTTCCCGTATCATTCCATTCTCCAGTTGACTTGATCATCAATAGCTTGATCTAAAGTGTAATCACATTTAGGATATTCAGCTTCTCCCAAACCTGTACGGAGATCAACAAACCAACTTTCTTCATTTTCACTGATGATTGCATTCTCAAAACCTTCTACCGTTTTCTCAATGATTGTTTTCATATCTTTATTTTTAGTTGTTATTACTTTGTTTCTTATTTTGATGTTACAAAGATATAAATAGTTTTTGTAATATCAAACTTTAACGTTTGGATATAAAAAAGCCCGGCATGTTGTATACCGGGCGATTCCATTTTAAAAGAGGCGTTATAAATGGAAAGGAGCTATTTTTTCTTTGCATCTTTCTGATGATATAAAGGTATACTTTTTAATCCATCAATATGTTCATATAGATCATTTTCGATATGTTCGCAATGCATAGGATCAAGAACAAAATCAATCCCTTCACGTCTAGCCAATTTTGCAGCAGGGACAAAATCTGAATCTCCAGAAATAAGAACGATTTTATCTACAAAACCTTTTAAAGATAAAGAAGCGATGTCAACACCAATTTTCATATCAATCCCCTTTTGACGCAATTCATAATATACGTCATCCGCATTAATGTCATCAAGAGAAATCTCTTTCTTTAATAATTTTCTCATTGTGTTATCATAGAAAAGCCATCTTTTGCTTTCCTTAATATTACCTAGACGCAGAGCGACTTTTCTCTTTTTCTTAAGTTCGTTTATTAACTCACTTCTGCGGATAGCCTCTTCTGTTTTAGAAAAGTCTATGCATTTATTAGAGACAGGATTATGTATCTTTTTGGCGAATGGTACACAATCATAATAAAAAATGCGATATAAATAATTATTTTTCCCTACATGAGAATGGGATATAGTATATAAATCATTGGCAATAGTTAATGCTGTCTTTTTGCCGGACTTATTATACATTGCATTATAGCGTTTTATAAAATACCCACCATCAATTAATATGGCAACTCTTATAGGGGTTTCTGTGTACGATGTATTTGGACGCGTTTTCATAAAATAAAAAAATGGCCTTTGGTTAGGCATGCCCATTATCAAGAGGGGGACAAACGTAAGCCAAAGGCATAATCATGTGCTGCAAATGTATGAATTTAATTTGTATCTGCAAAAGGTAGAAGATAAATTGCAATAAAAAATAGATTATTTTATATGTTTTACACTCATCAAGTTACAATATCAATTATACACACAAAGATATAACCCTTGCAATAATTGCAAGAGGAATCAGCCAATACAACCACCTTTCTAGGCGTTCCATAGCATCACAAGCAGGAGCCGGCAGAAATCCGAGTGATACCGGTCGTCGGCCTGTTCAAGCAATATGTCCAGCTTATCGTTTCTCATTTTCGAGCACTGTTTTTATTCGTTCTTCAGTAAATCCAAATCGGGAGGCAAACTTTTTGAAAGCCTGCATCTTGTTGTTAGGGATAAGAGAATACAAACTATTAATAGGAGTATCACTCTTTAACGCTTTATTAATTTGTCGCTTTTTCATCATCTTATCATAAACATTAATATCATAACAGGAAACCAAGGAAAATCATTATGCGTCCCCACCGGTTCTTGTAGAAACTTCATCCGCTTTTGCTTGCAGTTCTTTGTTTTTATCATAGTCCTCAGTAAATCGTTTGTTCAACATTTCCATGCTATTTTTCAACATTTCGCTTGGATCATAAGCTTCAGGCAGATCAGCTTCCCCCATCACGTATTTTTCAATTTCCTTAGATAAGGATATAACATTTTCAGGAGTAATCCCATCTACCATAACTGCCAACTTAGCAGATTCCAGTCTTAAATCTAATTTTGAATTCATAATTATTTATTTATCAAATGTTCAACTTTACTTTTACAGCAATTACACTCACACAGTAATGACTTCACGTATTCCCATGTTTTTTCAATGATATCATCACCAATATACTGAATTTCCTCCCCGTAAGGGTCTATACCGAACGCCTGGCAAATATGAGTAGCCATGTGCCCGCATTCATGCCGCCAGGACTTGGCAAATTCCTTTGGGGACGAAGTAAGGGCAATGACCATTACCGTTTCTTTCGTTCCGAAATTGGAGTAAGTAACTCCGGTATTCAAATTGCCGGAGCTAATATTCTCATACGCAGTACGAAGCATATCAACGTCGCAGCCGATGGAATGCATATTATCCAGTATCTCTTCTGTATAATATGTATCTACTGCATAATATACCATGCAGCTCCATTCATACTTGGGTAATGCGAACCGTTGTCGTATCATTCATCAAAGCATTTCGTCCCACTCAATAGGTTCTCCGGCAGCAATCATTGTCGCATACCATCTTCTCATCGTTGCCCCGTCAGGAGCATCAGGGTCATCAATTGTATCCTTTATATAAAGAGCCAGATGCGCTTCGTCGGGAATAGATGACTTCAGATAATCTGCCTTACCCATGTTGGCTACATAAACATAATCATATAGCGCATTATTTTCAAGCTTTATGCCATAGCGGGTAAGCAACTCATCTACTTTTTCTTTCGATATCGGTTCAATCCGCTCTTTTTTACCGGTAGAAGGATTAAGCTTTTTCATGAGCGACGCTGCAAACTCGCACATTTTCTTATTGAAATGCCAACCGAAGTTAGACAAGTAAGCTTCCATTTCTTCCGGTCTTCTATCTCTTATATCCAAAGGTTCTCTCCTCATGATTCAATAAAGTTATAGGGAGTAGAAATGATCCACCCCCTAATTAAACATTAACGATAACGGGAATAGCGTCCTGTGCCACGTACGCCACGTCTTTCGCCATAGCCGCCACGACCGGAACCGCCACCATAATCACCACGTTCACCCATCTCGTCATAGCGGTCGTCGTCATCGTCATAATAACGTTCACGTCTTCCCATGCTTTCACCACCGGATAATTCTTCGATGCATTGCATCAGCTTACCACCGTATTTAAGCATCTTTTCAGCGTAGTCGGACATTTTCTCGACCTTGCTCTCGGAAATCTCAATCATCATCATACTATTGTTTTTTAGAATTGTTACTACCAGATGTCTTTTCAGAAGACTTGAAGAAATCAGCCATCATAGCCTTCAATTCGCTAAGTTCTTGCCGAAGCGCTTTATTTTCCGCTTCCTGACGCTGGCGTTCTGCAAATTCAGGATTAAGGACCTGAAGCATCTTGTCGCATGACTCTATGACGGAACGATGATGATCAACACTGCCCAATATCTCCGAAGAGCGGTTGCGCATGGCGGCAACTTCCGCATTCATCGATTCCCTTGAGCCGGATATTACCATATTCCCACCTCCGGGAAAGTTTGCATCAGCAATGTCAGACATTGCCGGTATCTTTTGGAAAGTCACCGTCTGCTCCCCGACCTTGATTGTTATATCAACCACCATTCTCGGGGGCTGCCCATAGGGAAGAGGTTGTTGCATAAACTCCGGCACAGGATTGGAAACCCCGGCTACAGATCCTACTTCTATATATGGAGTACCGTCCCTATGAAGGACAAAGAACTCGCTGTTTGTTCTTAAATTCTGAAAAGGCATAATTAATTAACTCTTTAAGGAGCGGGATTGCTCCCGCCCATTGTTGTTTTTAAACTACTCCGGTCATAATCTGCAACGTGTTGGTAGCACGGTCAAACCAGAACTCATACACACCAGTACCGGGAATGTCTGCCGCAGTCAGAGCTTCTCCATTATATTTAGTGACCGCCTGGGTAGCTCCATTGGTCTCAAACAGAATAGGAAGCGTGCCGGTTGTTCCGGTAGGTACCGCTTGGGCAATGTCGATGTATATTGTCCCTCTATACCATGCGTTAACAAAGGCGTGGTTGGGAAAGGAAAACACCACATTAGCAGTATTGACCGTTACTCCCGAGGTTGATATAGCCGCAGAACCCCTACGGTTTACAAATTGGAAAGGATATACTGCCATAATAGCCTCCTTCCTCTATTAACCCCAAAAGCCATTACCGGCAGCGTAAGGATTGAAACCACCATACAAGCCGTATTGGTATGCTACACAGTTGGGAACTGCCGCAATAGGACTGTAAGGAACAGTAACAGTCTCTGGTTGTTTACACTCGATTTTTGCCAGGCGCGAACTGAGATCACCTAAAGCAGCACCCAGAGGAGCTGTTGCCTGACCAATCATTTGCCCGAATGTCGATGTTTGATGTTCCTGTGATAACTGAGTTTGCAAAGCTGATTTAGCCTCACGAAGCGCATCGATCTTGTCCAGTAAGGCCTGATTCTGCATTGCATCCAGTTTCCCCAAAATAGCATTTGTATTTGCGGTTGCTCCGTCACGTAATGACAGGGTGTTCTGGTTGGCCGTGTTCACCAAGGTATTAGTCTGGTTGCAGATAGCCAACTGACTTTCATAGCCTTGCGTAGTAATAGCATTCTGCGTCTTGCAGCAACAGTCTGCGATTGCTTGTGCTATTTGACAGTTACCAGCTTGCACGGAGTTGATAATCTGCTGTGAAGACATCCCGATTTGGTTGCCTACTCCCTGAATCTGCGTCATGACGCTGTTGATAGACTGTTGAATTTGCCCTACAGAGCAATTCAAATTGGTAGCCAGCGTATTGATAGCCTGACCATTTCCCTGAATAGCACTCATAAGCAACTCCCTTCCTGCATCGTTGTTGATAAGATTAGGGATTCCGCCTGCGTTGTTGCCGCCGCCATTGTTTCCCCATCCATTTCCATTGTTTCCCCATCCCATAAGGAAAAACAAAAAAATCACCCATATAAACCATGATCCTTCCCCACCGAAGCCGCTATTGTTGTTCTTGCCATTCATAGCTACCAACAAGTTCGGATCAATTCCTTTCTGCTGCAATAGAGGAGCCAGCATGGCCATCATTCCACTACCGCCACCGTTCCCGCCTGACTCCGGGAAAACGTAAGTCTTTGTTTCACTCATATTGATATACAATTATAACACGGTCAATATTAACCGCATCACAAAAGTATATAATAGAAATACGGTAAATCAGAGCTCATTTTCAAGCGATTTGCGAATATTTTGCAGATATATTGCAATCATTTTGTTTGCCAGTTTACGGCTTTCAAAAGTAGATATAAGATAACGGATACTAGCGGATGTCTTGTGAAGCAAAGTCGCTATTTGTTCAGGGTATAGCCCGTATTCAGTGAGGAAGAATACTACAATAGAACGGGCGTCAACAACTTCAGTAACTTTACTTGATGAAAGGATCAATTCAGTAGAAACTTCAGTTTCTTTTCCAACAATATTTAGAATCTCGGCAAAAACCTCTGACTTACACATAGTAATTTAATTTTTTGTTGTACTTTTGCCTTTGCCAATCGTACTCAGTACCAAATAAACAAAAGCATATATAGGAATGTTAAGGATATTATACCCCCGACACTACCTATGTATGCTTTTGGTATGCTAAAAAGTTCGATTGGCGTCAACTTTCAGTGTTGGGGGTTCTTTTTACTCTATCCCCCAAAAGAGTTATTTTATCGTTTTCTTAATGTCAGGAAAACGTTATGTTAGTGATAACCGGCCTTCTACTTTACCGGATAACTTAGTGCTTAATAATCAATTAATGTCTCATTTTGTCCTCCTTTCTTAATAAACCTTTTTCCAATGGAAATTGTTATATAAATACAACTTAAACTTTTCATACCGGAAACGGTCTGTGAAGATAGTGCCGGTATTACCACATAAATAAATTATAACTTACTCCACCACCGACATACAATCCACCGGGATAGCCGTATCCAAATTGCAGGCCAAGGCCCCAGCGTTTTTGCTTCGGTTTTAGAGTGATTATTTCCTTTTCCCTGTACACTTCCATGAAATCAAGACTGGGCTTATAGCCGCTAACTATTGCCCGGTAATTATCAGTCTTATACTCCTTGCTTGTGATCGGGATAAGTACCGGGGCCGAGTCGCCTTCTACGGTTCTGTCGGTAGTGGTATCTACTATTATCGGTAAATATACCGTATCGGTACGCTTTAAGGTCTCCTTTACCGGCATAAGCACGATGTCAACTATAGTGTCCCTTACTCTTATCGTATCGCCTTTTACATAGACAGTTGAAGGATCGTGCGGATTACAACGCATCCACACGACCACGCATACAAGCAGGCAGACTAATATCCAAGGGAGAGATTTCATATGATACTTTCATCTGAAGACCAATCCGGACCGGACAATAAAGTATTCAACTCTTCGCCTTCATAGGTAGGATAAGGATAAATCGGATTTTCCGTTTTTTCTTCGTCTAGTAATGGCAAGGTCATGATACTTGGGAACAACTTTTCATAGTGATCCAATTTCATTATCACCTGCATGCCGTCAACACTCTTTCTCGGAACTAGGTGCAGTTCGTCGAGGACCTCTTGCGGTATCGCATTTAGATTATCTGATGGGAATACAATGTATTTCATCGCTTTACTGTTTAATTCGTTATGTTACTCACTAATATCAGTTACATTATACATATCTAAAGTGGCTAAAAAAGCACATTCTTGGCAAAGTTGTCTATTTTCTTCCGTGACATCTACTGCCCCATATTTATTATCACCTGCGGTTCTTTCCTCCTCTGTCACTACATGTATTGATGTATTTCCCATAATAGATTTATTTACAAAGGGAGAAAACAATACTTGAAACCAAGTGCAAGCAGATAAATACCTGCCTACCCCATATGACAAATGCGAACCGTCCCTTGTTATATCATGCTCCGTCTGCAATGATGTATTCCGTGCATTTTGAATTGTTGTCCCAGTCGGAATAATTAAGTCTATCCCTACCTCTTGAACAAGACGTTTGACGCTACTAACTATCTCATTGTATCTAGCAATACCAACAGGAGCACCACCATAACCAGTCCAATAGGCATGTATCAACTGGAAACCTATACACACATTCTGATTAGTGCAGTTACGTCTTAATATTTCCATATACTCTTTTAACGATGGTTCCCATTTGTCATATTGGTTAGCCAAAGTAGAGACCTGCTGTATTGTGATTATATCCCAGTCTTGTGCAAGTAATTCTTTTAATGTGCCGGATGTTTTACCAATATCATAAGTCCCCACTCTTCTGGATATTGTGACCGTCTCGTTGGATTTATATTTATCAACCCAAGTCTCAAAAGAAGCCCCGCTCATAACGGCTATATAGAGGCATAATTTTGAAAGATCCGCTCCTGACTTCTCCACAATATCTCCTAAATATGCAGTAGGATCGTCTGTATAAGAATTTCCTATTGACAATATCTTCAGATTTTGGACATTCTTAGGATACGGATTATTTCTGTATCTAGGAGATATTACTCTTCTATCAAGCTCTTCAGTTTTCTCTTTTATTAATTCTGATTGTTCTACCAGCTTATCTATTTTTATATCTAATCCGGTAGTTATTTTCACTTTAAATTTAGGTTCACTAACGACTATATTGTTTATATAAATATATCCATTTTCATTGATAGTGATAACTTTAGGTTCATTCAACGTATTAACGTTAGCATCAGCCACTTCTATAATCTTTAGAGATTCGTCCGTAATGGCATAAGCTCTACCATTATTTCCACCTTGAGTAGCAATAGTGCATATGTTGCCCGCAAAGACCGGCAGCTTCATACATTCCCATTGAGAGCCACTATCCGAAAATAACACTGGTTCCAACGGTGCTATTCCTCCTACACCTTGTGTTAAAGCATAATAATACCCTTTTTGTGTGTCATCATGAGAGTATTCTTTTATTTCTTTAACGGAAGATATCGGAATATCTGTCATCTTAGCCTCTATTTCCTCAAAATTCCCATCTATCCCTTGCGCAATGACTCCCCACGACTTTTCGGAGTCTTTTGCTATGTCAAATATCTTTTCCATATTATTCGTTTTTAATTAATGTTTCATTTGAAATTAAAGTATCGTTACCTAACATTGTCAAGTAGCTGGAGATAACTATGTTTATCTTCTGTGGAGACTTGGTGACCTTTCCGGTTACTTCATAGACACCGTTGTCTCCAGAGATGGATATGTCGCTGATGGCGTTAGATGATACGCCTATTAGCTTATCAGAAGCGTTTTCCAAGGTTATGGTGATAGTTACTGTGCTACCTTCGGTTACATACACTCCCGGATTAACTGAGTAGGAAACTGAGGAGTAAGGGATGTTACTCTTGATAACCGGCCTGAACTCAACCATATCCGGATATAGCGTTCCTGCCTTGTACTTTCTCAGTTGTCTCTCCAACAGGAACTCGGAGAGGCTGTAGGGGAAGAGCATGAGAGACCAAAGAGCGAGTTTGGAGAATCTGTTATCGCCATCTCTAATTGTTCCTAACCACATAGAGTCACTGTCAACGCCTGCACCTGCTTGGATAGGATTACCATTATAGATGTATTTTGATTGATAACAAATTTTTCTGGAATAATTTTCACTGTCCAAAGGATTATTTGAGCCAAAACTATAGGTATAATCATTACCAGTATCACTATTATTAAAAATGAATGCACCATTAGAATTATTATAACTTTTAGATACAACTCCTCCTTTTACTAAAGCAATCTCTCTATCCGCAACCACAGTATAGTCCTTCAAAACAGGGAGACCGGTTACCTTGCCGAAGTCGTTGATGCCGTCTAGGCAGAGAGCGTGTTCGATGGTGGGGAGGACTTCGATAGTAATATTTACATTACCTATTACATCAGGAATCTCACTTGATTTCTTAATGAACGATAAACCTATCCAAAAATTATCATCAGTTAAACTTCCATCACTTGCAAAAGATTTAGGCAATTCATGAACGCCATCAGAAACAATATTACTAATAGATTTTGTTGTTGCATTTGCAGAATTTAAAAAATTATATCTTAAGAGAAGATTAGTAGATTCTAATCCAGTTACTTTAATTTTAAAAGATGGAATATCTTTGTTAAAAACAGTCAATCCTCCATTCCTTTTTATATAACTATAAAATAAAGAACTACTAATTTTAATTTGTGTAATATTAAACTTATTAGCACTACTAGTATAAATATAATATTTATCACCATCTTTAGACCCTTGAGCTTCCCAAGTCTTATTAGCACCGAAAATTACAGGATAACTATTGATACCACTTTCTCCTTCCCAACCGATATTGTTCAACTGGATGTTGTGACCTCCTACAAAGTCGATCAACTGATCGTTAAATTCTGCATGGTTGTCGTTAGTGATGCCCTGCTTCTTGACGTTGCAGTACAACTGAGGCTTGATGATCTGTCCCGGACGATCAAGGTTATAGTAGGCGATGATTTGATTAATTTCGTCGCTGGTCAAGACTTTGTTGGCGATGAATCCTCCGGCATAGGCAACGCTAGATAACTCTTTTAACTCTCCGTAATAGTTCTTATAACCACAAACCGAAAATACTCCGTTAAGAGCAATACCCTCATTATTTCTAACGGCAATATAATCGCCCTTATCTCCCAGTATATTGTTTATGACCGAGTGAGTCGTACCGTTAAAAGTATAACCATATATACCTGTTTTCCCAATATCTTTGACGTTATTTCTAAGATAACCTCTAGTAGTAGGGGAATCATAATAAGCAATTTGATTATTTAGCCCTTTATTACTTTCATCTCCGGGAATCTGTGATATCTGATGAATAATACTCACCACGGTAATTTCGTTGCTGCCTTCCAACATCTCAGAGACGGGCTTGACGGACTCGATTATGTCTTCTACTCCGTCTGTACATAGCCAGCCTTCGAAGTCGGTTCCCGGTAATCCATACCCACTATTCCCCGCAAATCCGAAGTTCAGCAAACGCATGTCGTTCCCGTTGCCGGACAAGTCCTTCAGGACAGCCCGGTCAGGGTCGTCGTTTGTCTTGCCCCAGGTTGAGATGGCCATTTTTACGTGCTTGAGCAAGTCGGGGTCGATGTAGGGACGACCGGAGTCCGAAGAAGCTCCCGGGACTCCCAAGCGTATCGCATTCATGCGAATAGGATCAAGCCCTATCGCATCAAGCTTAATTGGATTTAATCCTATTGCGTTCATTACTCTTCTGATTCAAAAATAGAAGCCTTTACCGGTTCCGTTTCACATTCGATTTTAAGATACTGTCCGGGGATACAACCGACAACCGGACAAGCAAACACTTTTGTATAGCCTCTACTCGGCAGTGGAGAGTAATTCTGCCCGTCATAGCTTATATACACCCAAAGTTTACCGCCTTTTTCAAATGTAATCTGCAATCCTACTTCCGCAGAATTTACCTGAACGGCATCGCTTACATAATTCTTCTCACCCTTTGTGAAGGTTATAACTGTTGATTTCATGATTGTTCCTCCTCTTATTATGATTCAAATTTGATATCGTTAACTCTGTTCAACCATCCGCGTTTGAACTTGTTGTTTGCGGGACGCTTCCGGCAGATATCTTCTATAAAATCGAAGCGGGCAATCTTGATACGATCGAATAACTCGCGTGGATTCTTAGAATTAACTGCCGCTATAGTTTTTGGTCCGACAATTCCGTCCGGCATTACACCAACCAATTCCTGCGGAATCTTGATACCATGAATACCGGAGGCCCATATCCAATCAACTAAAATATTAGCGACCGACTGAGACTTGATCTCGTCTGCCTTCCATCTATCCCAGTACATAGTTTTCAATATCTCTGTCCATTCCTCCTTGGAAAGATTCTTTAGTCTCTCTATAGTCGGTTTAGGATAGCCTTTCTTTCTACAATACGCCTCATAGGTAGCGATTGTTACACCCATATTAGTAGCACCTCCCAAATCATCCGGATCATTAACGAAACCGCCTTCCCACTTTAGAATAAACGGTGCCAATTTCTTCACATCTGCCATATATGTTTCCTCCTATAAAATTAATGTTAATACTCCCAACGCCAAACCTCCGCAATCACAGATAATATCCTTGATGGAAAACTCGCTTTTCTTACAATACTTGTCGTATATTTCCTTCAGAATAAAGATCGCAACGGTTATAGCGACCGCTAACCATAGCGGAATATATTTTGATAGCCACATAACCAAATTCTGGCATACTATAATGTGGACCATGCCGTCTATGCCTATCATGGATAGAAGCTTGCCGGCTAGTGCGCTGATTTTATTTATCATATTCATTTTCTATTTTATAATTTATTACTTTTGCAAAAAATGATACACCTATGGATATTTCAGAATTAATAAAAAGCTATAACGCTGAACAAAAGAATGTATTTACAGGATTTTGCATACAACTGCCACTATGCTTTTCTATTTTGTATTTATATATACCAGAGTTTAAATCTCTCGATGTATATTTGCAAATCATATTTACGGCAACTTCTTCTATATTATCCATTTACTTTTCTTTTATATGGTTATGTCTATGTTCTTCTATATCAAAAAGAAGATACAAACTAGAAGCCTTTATACTAATTCTTCCCATATTAGTGACATCGTCTAAATTACTTATATCTCCTTCAGATTACATCCTAGGATATGAACATGCTTTAACTACGTTTCTTCAAGCTTCTGCGATTCTTTACACTCCTTTTGCCATTTTTGGGCTTATTCTCCGCAAATGCATAGAGTATGATAAAAAGCAAAAAGGGAAGAACATAAATAATAGTGTATAAATTCATACTTACTTCTCCTTTTCTATAATCTCCTTCACATCTTCTTTATCAACCTTGAACACCTTCTTTCCAAAGACTCCCAAAGCTCCAATTACATTTATATTGATCCCCTTTGGTTTCAATATATTGCCGACAATCGAACACCCTTCGATGAAGCATACCAATAAGCAGGAATACACATCAATAGGATATTCGCTATGACTTGCCACAGTGATCATGCAGACCATGCAGACAAAAGCAAAATAAGTAACCATCTTTCCCATAGTAGCGCGAATTGCACGAGAGAATCTGACTTTTTCACCCATTAGCATACTTTTTCTGACACCGAAGAGAAGGTCGCACAGGATTACCGCGCATGATACAATCAGCCACGGAATCATATTCTGCAATGACTCGGAAACAAATGCGGTAGCGATTGCCGCAAATCCGCCTGTAGTTGTATGTACTATAGCTTCTTTCATAGCAAACAAGTCAAATAAACGGTTAGCAATGAAATTAACTCAATCCAGAACATCGATTTGCATGCCGTCAGGTCCCATATAAGGTTTCCGGACCAATTCTTGACTACAAACGTTATCGCGTAGATCAGAAATGCAGCCCATAGCAGCAGCCAATACCACGAATTGCATCCTACCCATATCTGGGAGAATACAAGCGACATCACCGCGCCGGCTATATGAGCTTTCTTGTGCGCTCCTCTAAAATTCGGGGATACTCCCAACACGATCATTCCGACTACAGAAAGAAAGATCAGGAACTGACTGTTTTCTGTACTTGCATCCAATGCGGCCGGAAGCAACAATAAAGACGGGAGAATCATGCATATACCGAACCAATACCTGTTACTCAGAATGTAATAGGTATCGGAAATAGAATAAGGGATACCCTTTGTCTTGTAAATCATCACACCAACATAAGATGCGAAAACCAATAATGATAGTAGTGTCAAAATCATAGTTTTATCTGTTTATAATGAAAACTCTAGTTTATTCGGATAACCGGTCTTGTAGTTGTAAGACTCGACTTCCTCTCCCGTCTGCAATCCCCGAACTATAGCAATATGCTGCTGCGTCACATTATAGCAATCAAGAGCGTATAACTCTAATGAGTTCAGCATAAGGAGAGCACTTGAAACAGGTATCGTATACTTTACCGCATCAAACCATAAAACAGTATCCAGTCTTCCGGCCTGCTTCTCAATATTGATTGAGTTAACAAGACCTACGCGGTCCTCTTTGGTAAGCCACATTCTCTTTCCGGAGAGAGTGAATGAATTCACTGCGTCTGACTTGTCATAAGCATTAATGTCCGCTATCTTCATCTCTTTTAGTTCATCAAGGGTATACTCATGATCAACCAATACGGGATAGCCGCTTTCGTTCTCCTTTATTTCCTTTCCGGATGACTGACCGTCCAGCAACTCCTGCCAGTATTCTTCCGTTATCTCTACTGAACCTTCTTGTGGCTCATCGTAGAATCCTTGTTTCCAATATTTTGCCATAATATTATTTATTTCCAACGCCCAACGGCTATCCAATAAAAAGGATTAGTTCCCGCGCCAGTACCATTATTATCCCCAACGGTATATCTACTACGTATTCTAAAAAAGTTTGTACCTACCGATATTATAAGACCAGTAACAATATTCATACCGCTGCCCGGTTCGTAGTAGGTAATCACAGGAACATAACTGGTATTATAAAATGATAGTGGTAAATACACATAGGTGTCGTTGCTTGAGCTTGACTTGTATCCCCACTGAATCAATAAACCATTATTAAACTTAGCATATCCGTTCATGCCCAAGGATAGAGTCATAGCGTTAGACAAGTCTGCCTTTGCCAAGTTGGGAATCATGTTCAGTAATTCTACAACTCTATCTCCTGTAAATCCGCTATTATAATCACTCATGCAAACTCTTTTTTAATCACATTAAACGTACTTCCATCCGACAGCAAGAAACGTCCTTCAGCAACAGCAAATGCCTGTCTCTTGCCTATCTGGGAGATGGTAGTGGAGACAGATGCCTGTACTCCACTATTAGTTGTCCTAAACACAACAGTCTGCTCCCTGTCGAGTCCTTCGTTGGCAACATCGCTTGATGCGCTTGCGCCCCAATTAGGACCAGGAGTGATAACGATGTTGCCTTCTCCTTCTTTCCAAGGAAGTTTAATCTCTTCAGACACTTTCTGGATTGCCATAGATTAGGAGATAGTCCAAGTAGTATTTGATTCAATAGTAACAGATACCGCAGAACCATCCTGAGGAATAGTAATACTCTTTGGTGAAACTCTCACATATGCGTCTCCTGCTGCCTGCTTGATAGCAATCTGAGCCGACTGACCACCATTTGCTGTCACTTTCAAGTTTCTTGTAACCTCCTCTATTGTTGTGTTTTCCGGAAGCTCTAACTCAATGGAGAAAGCGAATTCAGAAGTTGCACCAGGGTCTCCTGAAATAGCAGTACCATTGTTTGTCTGTGTGCCGTTAGCTCTATAATTAGATGGAAGATTTACATCCGTTACACTTCCTGCAAATGCAAACGTAAGTTTTGATGAGTTTGTCTTACCTTCAACAGTCACAGTCCCCGCAGTCTTGGGAGCAGACATTTCCGAACCATTGTCGAAGGAAACGAATTCCGATTTTGGAGATTGAGTCACTTCATATACGTCCGGAACTGTAGCACCAACACCATCAACCTGTAACGTACCTTTTCTTGCCACACGTCCAGTGTGGGGATTTGAACTATTTGCCACCGTTCCATTACCTGAACCGGTAGTTTTATCCAACTTCACCCAAATAGGTTTTGCCATAATAGTAATATTTTAAATTAAACAATATATTAATTCTACTCAGTCTGAACAATAGTCCATACAGTATTAGACATGATATCCACATCAGCCATATAGTCATTATCAGGAGTGAGCCATATGTGTTTGGGAGTCACTTTTACATATTTTTCTTGCCCAACATCACAGACAACCCCTATCGACACCTTCATGCCCGTTGCCGAAGCGGAAACCTTCATCTCATCAGCCTTGACCGATACATTCCAAATGCCCTTAATCGCCTCTATATGTACAGATATGCATCCCATGTCACACCGTCTTTATGCCAGTATTTATCTTGTCGATCTCTACTCTTGTACCGCTTTCGTAATCAGAGTCTGGGAGATAGGCCGTAGTCTCAAGCCATATTTCACCCGTACCGATTATCTTTGTGTCTATGTAGCAGGTGTAGCTATTCTCATTGACGCGGATCATCTCAGACTTCTTTATTATCTGTGACGCATTCGAACAGTAATAGACAAAGAAGCGGCATGAGAAGTCTATATCGTCCATCGTCAATCCAGAAGGAAGGTCGATGGAGATGACTGTTTTAATTATCGTTCCTTTTACTCGCATATATGTTATTTTTTTAAGTCTATTTTCATAAGTTATTATATTATGCCGTTTTATTCCTTCCTATAACTACGACCTCAAATGCACTATTAATCCATCCCTGGTCTTTATGAAATGTCTTTACTGTAAAAGTATTGGACTGTTTATCGGATATTATACAAATAGTCCAATTTTCATTTACCCCTGTAGCTATTATAAAATAATCAGTATGATTTAAATCGTGCCGAAAGACATAGTTACCTGTATCCGTCCTGCTGACACTCATATAACACCCATCCCCCCATCTGTTTGATATACCACCTGCTCCTGTGATGCGTCCAGCCCATAACGCTCCCGGAGCATTCCATTTTTCGCCTTTTCTCTGAATAAATTCATGCGATCCAGCGCTTGAAATCGCATTAGATGCTCCATTACCAAGAATACTTAATACGTCTTTACCCGAACCTCCACTAAGACTCACAGCAGATCCTTTGTCATTTCTTACTGAAAGTAGCGCAGCAGCAGGATTTCTCATTCCATACTCATTTATGCGAAGGAAATGAACACCATTCTCTTCAATTAAGATTGATCCATTCTCATTTAGAGAAGAAAGCGCATCACCCTCAATTTTAAAGCCCGCTATTTTCCCACCATCGGCCTCAATAGTTCCTTTGAATATGTACTTCTTAGTTAACGGATCAAGTTCAAAGACTATCTCATTATCAACCAGTGCGAAAATTCCGGTACGCTTTTCTCCGTCAACTGTGATACAATCTCGACCAATAGCAACTCCGGTCAGTTTACCATTGCTATCCTTCGTACCAGAAAACATCTTTGGGGATACGATATACTCCCCGTCAATCTCTGTCTTATTATTATTCCATTGTTCGACCCAAGGGAGTAGATTCGCGTCTTTTCCGTCCTCTCCCGGAGTACCAGGTTCACCCGGTTTACCATCCTTCCCGTAATGACCAAAGAGACGATAGTTCTTATACTCTCCCCACTTTCCATCCTGTAGAGTACGTTCACAAGTGTACTCATAAGGATAAGTTTCCGATGCTCCACGAGGATTATCCACCCACCAGAGAACATCTTCCCAGTATGCTTCATTGGTCGGAGCAATCCCCGAATGCGCCTGAATAGCTACCTTGTATACATTATTGTATTTTACTATGTTACCTGCCGAATAGAATTTTGAGCTACTATATTCAGGAGCATCGCTAATGTATTCATTAACGTATTCGTTGGATGTCGGGAGGTCAATAACATCCCGCTTAGACTTAGCAAGCAGGTAGACCTGCTCCTCGGTTTTGGAGTCTGTCGGGAATATGACAGGTTCGCTCCAGGAAGGAGTCGTTTCACCATCAATCACCGCGGTGGAATACCAACAGGTAATAGGATCGAGCATGCGGAACTTTACCCTGTCCTCGTTGCTGCTTCCACTGCCGTCTTTCGTATATACAATCTCAACAAAGTGACTGCCGGCTGTAGGCACTGCAATATCCACCACCGCATTGGTTACTCCACTTCCCTCCCAGGCATGTTCGTTGTCCATGCGATAGGACGTATCAAGGGCTTCTACGATACCCTTGTCGTAGTTCTGCTCGGATGATACATCAATCTCTATATGTATCATCTGATTAGCTCTTCTTGTCGTAAATGACACCCTTTGCTTGTATGTCGAGGAATGAGATGTAGGAGATGGAGAGACATAGTAATCACCGTCTTTTGTAAAGTTACCCGAATACGAGAAGGTAATATCCTCCCGATCCGGAGAAAGGGACCATCCTGCCGGATTTGTACCGGTAGGCGTAGCAGGCTTTCCGAAAGCATACTTATACCGTAGCTCCGTATATTTTCCCGGCAATCCCTTGAATCGTATAGGATCACCCCATGTGCCGGAAGAAGCGCTTGAAGCGACTTTCTGAGAAATCCAGACAACATCTTTTGTTGCGTTAGTGTGCCATCCTCCGCTTGTTCCGCTTCCGGTCGGACGGGATGGTTCATCTTCGCTGTCATGGTATGTAATGAAAACACTCAGGCCATCCGTGCCGTCAGTACCATCTGTTCCGTCCTGACCGTCCGCAACCATCAACTCCCAAGCGGTGCCGTTATAGATATAGACGATACCATTACTGGTATTGCGATAAGCCCAGTTTTTTTGAGGATTGGCAGGAGCGCTTGATAAATCCCCTTTCCACGTAATACTGAGCCCGTCTTTACCATCTTCACCATTTATACCGTCAAGCCCCTTCTTCCCGTCTGAGACAACAGCAATCGTTTCGCGGTCGATCAGTACTACTCCCGATGTTTCATTGTAAAGCCGGAACTGTATCTTATCTGTTATCCCGGAGACGGATATTTGCTTATCCGGAGTATAGCTAGTCGCATTTCCTGAGTCTATAATATAATCCATTGAGTAGCCAACTGGCAGAGAGGATACGACAGTAGAAGCTCCGTCGGTCTTCATCACCCGGCAGGATATATTCGAGACATCACTGTTCCCGTCAGCATCTCTCTTTATGATATTGGTCGATGGCTGAAGCGAGTAAATGACCGCGTTCTGACCATTTGTTCCGTCGGTTCCATTCTCTCCATTTTCCCCCGGCTTCACTTTGTTTATCGACAAATGCAGGGTACGTTCATATTGAGAACCTTTGTATGTTACCCGTCCCGTTATGGGTATACGAATTACATCAGCCACCGTAGCAGTAATAGCTGTAACCTTAACTATCCCCGTGCTACGATCAGCCGTTGCTGTCACGCCTGTAATGCTACCTACAGAAAGAGAATCAAGAGGAAGCTCGGTTGTTCCGTAGAACATAGAGAATGTTGTTGTGATGGGCAAACCGAATACCACTGTCCCGTCCAGAGAGCAAGCTACAGACTGCATTTCATCGTCAAGATCAGCAGAGATGCTTCCTTCTCCGTCAAGACCATTCTTACCATCCTCAGTCATCACATACCATGCGCCATCCTGGTATACGTAGCATTTCTTGTCTGTTGTATTACGGTACCAGTATCCGTTCTGAGGATTTGCCGGAGCAGAAGAGAATTCTCCCATAAAAATGAGGCTTGTACCGTCTTTGCCGTCAGTGCCATTCGTACCGTCTTGCCCGTCTTTACCCGGTTCGCCCTTGAGATTTTCCTTTGTTTCCTCGTCCAGATTATCCCACGTTAAGACCACTCCCTTCATGGAACACACATATTTGTTCTTCGATGCGTCCCAATGCCACGAAATAGCACCTCCGGCTATGTGACCTGATCTATCTGTAGCAAATCGGGCTGATCCGTCTCCAAACTCAGCAGTACCGTCCGGATAGATACAGTAAACGACATGCCCTGTAGAGTCTGTACCTTTGATCATACCATTTTCGCAATAGAAGCCCTTAAGCCCGTCTGTCCCGGGAATATCACCGCCCATACGGATTTTCATACAACCGGCAAAACTCTTGCTTTTTATACCGAATAAGATATCGATTGCAGGCTGTCCACCTTCATCGGCATGCAGATAGATCGCACTCTGACGATTTACATCCTTCGAGTTACCGAACTGGACAATCTCATCACTGACAGCCGGAGTAGTCATACCCGACAATGCCGGATCAACAGCCTCCATGCCGTCTGTGTAACCTATACCGCCGGTGAACTCACTGACAGGTATGACGATTGTATCAACACCGTCAATCTTGCGTATTTCGGCTATCTCGACCCAATAGCCTTTAAGGGTACCATTCGTCCAATCCTGGCACCGGATGAAATCGTGTGCGACAAAAGACATCTCATCCTCTATGGTGACCAGCCAGTTTTGTCCGGACTCATCCAGCGTGGCAGTCTTTATACGACCGCATGCCTGAGTGATACCCAGTGCACCCTTCACCGCGCGGATCTTCTGAATAAGAAGCTCAAAAACGACCATTGTTTCGCGAACAACGAGACTGTCTATCTCCAGTTTCCATTTACCCTTGATATACTCCCACAGCTTCCATCCATGACCGGCAAATCCGGACACGAAGTCTTCGACGTATTCCTTTACGCCGTTCGACAACTTACGTCCTGTCGCTTTCACAGAACAAAGAAATCCGTAGAACTTACCGTTACTTAGTATTGCCATATTATTCTAATTCTTCAATCAATGAATCTTCAACTTCTTCTATCAATTCTCCGCCACGAACTACAAGGCCACCGTTAGCTGCAGAAAATCCTTCCGACACAAATCCCTTACCGAAAGTTATCAATCCTTCTGCTTTGTCATCTTCAATGCTGCTAAGGGAGCGACGTTCAATCTCATCAATAATTCTTTTTGCCGAAAATGTATTGCGATCCGTAGGAACAGTCTTGTCATTCAAACCAATGAGATATATACTCGTTCCTCCACTTCCTGATACAGAACCGGTATATGTCTGTCCCTTGTATGTAAGAGAATCAAGTTTACTCTCTATCTCGCCTATACGCGAATATGAGGCAGTCTCACCAACCGTATAAATTGGATGATCGTAAGGAAAATCCAGCGGCCACTCAAAACCAATTATTCTGGATTGTCTGCTTTTAGGGAAGAAAGCCTTATTGATCAGATTAACTTTGTCTCCCACCTCATAAGTGATAATATTCCCATTATTATATATGAACTCAGGGTCCATATCACAGTCGTAGGTGGAAGGATCAATCATAGACTTCTTTACATAGTCTTTTGCCTTTTTCAATAACTCATCTTCGGCCTCCGGAATCAATTCCTCTGAAACATAAGCCGTATCAAAACCATAAAGAACATATGTGTCAGAATTAGCAGGAAACAAAATGTTGTCAGGAAGGTAACGGTCGGGACCGTAATCCTCATTACGTACAATTTCGAAAGTGGTACCGGAATCATCACTCTCCTGCAGAAGTAACTCAAAGTCCAAGCCCGCGAGTTTTCCTGTCTGAAAGATTAAGCGGAAACTTTCTCCGTCCAGCCGGAAGTCATTTGTAAAATTCTTCAGTCCTGCATCCTTGAACGTATAGATACGATATTTGTCTCCTGTTGGATTGTCATCCTCGTCAAGTTCATCTTCCTCCCGGTATGTTACATTTGATAATGTGCCGACATATTTGGGATATTCATCTTCAAAGATGACAATTCCCTCTACAGCTTCTTCCTGCGACATCTCCACATTATTATTGTCATCATAATGAGTTTCACCAATGTATATACGTTCTCCTGTAGGACTATAACGGTAAGCATCCACATAAGGAACTTCCTCCGGGAGCATAAGACGTTTCTGGACCACACCATTTAAAGTAAGCTCCTTGTCATCTTTGCTAAAGTAGCTGTCAGGAACCTTTCCCTTAATGATGTTGTCAATTGTATATCTATCACCGAGCGAGGCCGTTACTCCGCTAGGCAATTGTATTACGTTAGCGGAATCACCGATTAAATGGTCCGGATTATATACACAGGAGAATGTCTTGCCCGAATTTAGTCCGGAAAGAAAGGTCACTGTAGCATCTGCTGACGATCCTTTGAATAGAGTTATATCATACGAAACATAAGCCGAGAAAGAATCATTCAGAATAGAGGATTCACGGGATGGGACATGTGCGTATATCCTGATCTTTAAATCAGTAGCATTTCCTTCAATCTGCAAAGAAGAAGCGACAGCAAACACAGCAGAGACTTCGTACTGCTGCTCTTGGGATAAGGTAACCGTTTGATTACCTATAGAAACTTCTTTAGTTACACCAGATAATTTATAGACATAAGATGCCCTCAAAACATAATCACCGGCAGGAAGAAAAGAACGTCCTGATCCGATTGAAGGAATAACTGTGGATACATTAATTGATATGCCATCTCCTGATGAAACCTTATAATCCCCTGCAGGTAACGAAGCTACGATATCAGTGTCATGCGTCCATTCTACATAAGATGCAGTAAAACTGCCACTACCTATACTTTCCTTTACCGAATACTCTTCTTTGTGAACGACGCGACTTGGGAAATACTTTACATCAAGCGGTCTTGCCGTATCGGATATTTCCCTACCGTTTGCCTGCTTGACATCAAAAATAAGATTCTTACGGTAAGTAGAAGGAATGTTTCGCGTTGAACCAAAGGCATAAACACGAGTAGCGAAAACCGTCTGACTATCGCTACGCTGCATGGAGCTTACGTTTACATCCTCAGTATCTGTCAAATCTCCGGCCTTGAAATCTACGGGAGAGCTGTATTCGCAACGTCCGAAATGGATTGTCTTATCAGTTATCCACCATTCACACTCCCATGTCTCCGCCATTTGGGTAAGGGCATCAATCAGGTTTACGCTATCATACGAAACGAGCTTGGAAGTGTTTTCAACCGTAGTATCAATCTCATATTTAAAATCCTCTTCTCTATATTTGTATCCGAGTGATTTCAGGTTATCAAGGAAGACTTTAAGATGAACGTCAAGGGTGGCTGTCAGGTTCCAGCTCGCCTCGCGACCGGTACTCTCCGGAGTATAGAAAAACTTCTTGTTTTTCCACTTCCAGTAGTAGGCGTCCAGCCGGAGTTCGTAATCATAACCACCGCTCGTAGAATTATAGGTGGGCTTGTACAAATCTACAAGCTCAAACATGCCAATTTCGTTATCTATACCATCTCCTAGTTGAAAGTAGATAGGATCTGCAAGAGAAAACTTCAAAGTTATATAGTCTTCCTTCATCAGAAGAAAGTGCCGCTTTGATCCTTCGTTGATAGAAGTAGAAAAACGAATGTTGCCGGATATGTCTTTGATGTCTATTAATTCTGCCATATCACAAAGTTCGTTGATAGAAACATCAAAACATAAAATCCGGCAACTCTATAAACCACAATTGGCGAATTGTGGTAACTTTATTCCCTATTCGCAGGATTCGGCTCGTTCAGCTTAACTGAAATCTTTGAAAACGTTCTTGCAGTATTGAAGCCGAAAGATGCTGACCGGAGATAGTATAGATGATAAACCTCTTCACCTAATGCCGGAACTTTGACTGTAAATTCCCCCTTTGTTATCTCATTCTGAAACGCCTTGTACTTGGCTGTATAATCGGATGGGGAACTTCCTTTCAGTGTAAATGTAAGAGTCAAATCCCGTTCGTCCACCTTTCTGTTCTCGATTATAATTCTTTTCCCGTCTTGTAGACGCGATTTGTTTTCAATCACATCTTTCATAGGGAGTGGAGCGTAAATAGCTTCTATGAATCCATCTCCCATATTGACTCCCCACATTGTGTAGGCATCTTTGTTATTGATTAGTAGGTCTCCTGTCATAATATTACTTTTTTGATAATTCGTACTTTGACAAATGTCGTAAATTTATAGCTGAACCATCTCTACTTTACAAACAAAAATCCCACAATATAAGAAATGTGCGAAATTATGCTTAAATAAAAGGATTATCTTCCCAACTATCCAAAACTATTAAAAACTATTAAAAACCGATAGTATAAATAGTTAATCTGCTAATCAATCAATCAATCTTGATTTGTATTATTTATATTTGCAACATCAAAATAGCGTGACTATGACACGTTACAAACAAAGGAGAATTAAATATGAAAACTTCATCTTACACACAGGACCCATTAGTAATCGAAAAACCATCACAAAAGCTTCTTGAATTTGTGAGAGAATTGGAGCGTAGGAAATGTGAAACCAAAAATGAACTTTTAACTAAAAAGGATAAGTATTTCCCCGCTAAGAAAAAGTAATGAATATCACACTGCCTATTGAGTGCTCTGACGGACACCAATACCTTCTAAAGCTTACTGACTGTAAGAATATACCAATTGATTCGACTATTGAAATTGTAGATATAGCTCTGATTTCAATGTCAAAGACAGAAATTATTAATAATGCAGGAACCTTAAATAAAATAGCGTCAATACTCTTCAATTTTTTGGATGAAAATGATGTTATTCTATATTTTTATTGTTCTAAAGACCCAATAAAACAAAGAGATACTAGAGGAAAAATGTCATATCAACAATACCGCAGTTTTTTATTTACTTCTATGTTTGATAGAGCGACTCGACATCATAAGGGGGAGTTTATAAATAAGTCTATTATTTTAAAAGATATGATATATGGTGATCACTATATCCATCTTATAGCTCAATCAAAGCACTCCGATAAATTGGATAAGCTTGAAGGAGAGCTCAACACATTCAATAAGTAATTAGGCGGACTAACATCCGCCTTTCTTTTTACTTTTTTGATAACCCATTAGTATTTCGTTTGACCTCTGCAATATCAGCCGCCATCTGCTGGATAGGCTTCACCATGACGTTAGTATTGTCACGAATGTCTGTTATAGCCTCGTAAGAAAGCCGTATCAAATCCCTTGTCTCGCTAGCAATGTCCTTTATACCAGATGAGTTTGCACTAATAGTCAACATTCCTGCTTTAAGTTCAAGGATGGACATTGTTTGAAGCTGGTTTTGATTCTTGATTTCTTCACCGGCAATCTGAAGAGCAGTGAAGCGACCGTTCAACTCGTCAGCAGAATCCTGAGACATTGTAGCAAAGCCTTTCTTGGAAGATTCCTGGGAAGTAGATGTGCCGCCACCGCCTACGATCTGCTCCCATGCCTTTCTGTCTTCAAGAGCACCATTTACAATAGTATCCCACCCTTCTCTTAAGTCTTTAATATCAGAAGAGGTGATACCTCCCTCTTTGCCCATGGCCTCAGAAAAGGATTCATACCATTTTCTTAATTCATCTTCATATCCCTTCGCGAACATTTGAGTGAATACAGCCTTTCGCATATACTCTCCAAAATTATCAGCAAAGTCTTTGGATGAAGCATCCATGTCCATGAGAGTATCTATGAAGTTGTCAAACAGACTATCGAATGACGTCTGAGTCAATTGTTCTTGAACGGCTTTCTGAATATCTTCTATTCTCTCTCCACCTTCAATAATCTTATTGAGGTAGTTTTGAACATCTCCATCCAACTTAGACCAAAATCCAGGAGCTTCCTCTTTTAACTTTTCAAGCTGTTCAGCCGTCAAGTTAAAGAGACCGGAAAGTCTTCCTCCTATAAAATCCGGATCTTTGCCGATTGACTTAGCAAACTCGTCCCATTGATCCCATAATTCCTGACTCATGCTATTGCGAATACGAACACCAATAGAGTGGGAACCGGCAGATGCGCCAGATTGCAATCGTTCTCTTCCTAATATTTTATAAGACTCAATGCTTTTGTTTGCTATTTCAATAGCTTCATCTCCCGCTTTAGCAGCTTCGGGACCATAAGACATATCTATGTATTCTTTTTTCTTATCAATTAACTCATCCCATATTTCATTTAACTTGTTATACTCATCAACCATTTCATTGTAACGAGAATAGTCAGCACCACCAAAACCGAATAATCCGGCAATAGTATTCCCAACGCCCGCCAAAACGCTAACTGCACCTGTGATAGCACTAAAAGGTTTGGTTAAGTCTATTCGTTCCAGCCCACTCATTACTTGCCCGATACCATCCAAAGTCTTACTTATGGCTTCTGGAACCTTCACCCCAAAGTTTTCAAGCATTCCAACAACGTCATTGCCTGCATTTACAACCTCCATGCCTTTTTGCCCGATAGAATTTGCTGCTTGAGTTAACTTTGACAAAGCTTTTTGTCTGTCAGATTGAGCAGCGGCCAAGTTATTTTCTGCTTGGGTAAGAGTCAGTAATCTAGTAGTTAATTTCCCGTTCTCATCGGTATATACTTTAGTTATTACCTCTCCTCCCTGAATAACAGTATTTAAATCCTCTTGAGCCTTGATTACCGCAGATGTAGCATTACGATAATTATCTGCACTATTTTTCAGTTCTCCCAAGGGATTACGTACTGTTATTTTTAGATCAATTTCTTTGAAGGCATCTTGCAACGCTTTAAGATCAGTAGGTTTTATATCTTTAGCTGCTTTATTTATAACCTCTTTCAGGTTATCACGCATCTTAACCAGTGCCTCAGTAGACTGAGCATCAAGGTTTCCGAATATGTTTGCAAAATTGATAGATGATTTTAGTTCTTCAAAGCTAACTTCCTTCAGTTTATTTTCCTTCTCTTTTTCCAAGGACTTCTTAGCGCCCTTGGTGGTAGCTTCACTGATTTTAAGGTTATATTCTTCGTTTATGGCAGCTTTTTTTTGTTGAAATGTACCATATTCTTTAAGATATTCATTCCAGTATTTCATTTCTTCCTGATAAGGATAAATATCTTGCCGTAAAATGGTATTATTTATAATTTTATCAAAAGCAGATGTATCAACTTTCACAGCAGATGCATCAAACGTTCTCTTCTTATAGTTCTTAGTCTGCTTCGCCCGCAAATTTTCCTGTTCATCAAAAGCCTTTCGCTGAAGCTCGATCTCCGTCCGGATATAATCTTCCCGCTGACGTTCTAAGTCTTGTATCTCCTTCTTGTTGTCCAATTCACGCTGTGCACGAATCTTGGCTTCTCCTTCTGCCATAGCGTCAATACGAGACTGGGTAAGTTGATTCTCCAGATCTTGTTCCTTGCGCTTCCTTTCGGTTGTTTGCTTGTCTAATAGTTCGGAGATTTTCTTTTGCTGGTCTACGATGGAGTTATACTCCTTGGTTAACCCTTTATCATCATATAGTTTAAGCTTTTCTTCTGCTTCTGTTTTCTGCTTTATGAGAGCATTATATTGTTTTACAACTTCTTCTGGAACCCCGTTAGTATTTCCCGATTTTAAGGTTTTAAGATATGTATCTTTTATTTGTTTTAATGCCGTATCAGCTAATTGTACTTGCTGTTGCCAATAATCATAGGTTCCTTCCTTTGGCTGAGGAAACAATTTATCAACGTCTATCGAATTTATAAACTCTCCTAAGTTTCCTTTTAACTTACTGACATTATTGTTTATGTCCGAATATATTCTAGCTTGTTCTTCAAGATTTTTATTTGCCTCAGTAAATTCTCTTTGTGCTGCATTTTTCTCTCTTAAAGAGGAATAAGTATCACTTTCATTTTTCTGAGCAGCAAACAATCTCTTATTTGCTTCCTCAACTCTCTTATTGGCCTCTTTTAAGGTCTTTGTTTGATTTCTTAATTTTATTTCTTGATCCACTATTTGATTTGAAATATCTTTAGCTCTATCCATATAACTTTGATATATAGATCTCTGCATCATTTCTTTGCCTAATGCCCTATATGCAATTGATAATTTATCGATATCAATCTTTTCCTCATTTATAACATTGGCATATTGAGGATATTTAGAAATCCATTCATTAATTGAAGCTGTTCTCTCTTTTAATAAAGTTGAAGCACTTTTAAGTTTAGTATATAATAAATCCAATTCGAGTCTTTCTTTTATCGAATCTTGAATACCCTTTTTTCTAGCGGCAGCTAATTCTTGTTCAGCAGTAGAAAGATCCAATACATAATTTTTCCCTCTCACAAGTTCTTTTCCCCAGTTGATTATCTCCTTCCCATACACAGAAAGCAGAGTTAATCCAACAACAAGAGCAGTCTGCCAGCTAATAAGAGACTTTGTCAGTTGCTGCCAAACTGGAGCAACAGCCTTGACATCTTTATTTCCTGCAGCTAATTCAGCCTTAAATGCAGCATATTCTTTTCTTGCTTTAGCAATCTCATCTACAAGAATAGGAAGGTTGTTTGAGATTGCAAGGAAAAAGGTATTTGCATTGATAGCCAAAGATGGCAATTCACGAGCCACCTGCTGTACAGAGAAGCCGAGCCCATTCCATGCACTTGCATAATTACCTACATTTCTTTGAAATCTGCCAGAAGCTTGTTCAGCCGCACTCAATTCCTTCTGAACATTTGCGATTTGGGCCAACAATGCCTTACCAGCATCACCGTTTCTTCGCGTTCTTCCGAGGTCATCATAATCCTTAGTCAATAGGATTATTTGCTTTCTGAGAGCAGTTATACTACCCTCTTCGGCTTTGCTCTGAATTATCTGATCCTTCTGTGCCTTAATTGTTTTTCTGACAGCTTCCTCTTCAACTAATCTTTGTGCTGCCAGTTGCTGCACCTGTCTTAATATTCCAATTCCGGAAGTACCTGTTTTCTCTGAATCAGCAAGAGCAACAAAGCTTTTCTTTAATTGTTTTATCTGCTTATCCGTTTCTATTACGGCTTCTGTATTAGCCACAATCCATTTATTTGTGGATTGCAATGCAGCTGTTTCTTCCTTTGCCTTTTTGACTGCATCATTGGAAGAATCAATGTCATGCTTCAGCTTTTGGATTTGAAGGTATTTGTTTTCATACTCTTCTAATTTTTTAGTAGCCGCCGCTATCTCTTTCTCTAATTGTTTTATAGCCGCATCACTATTGGGTATCCCTGCAACAGCAATTAGAGACTTCTTCAATTTATCTATTTCTTGACGCAGTTTTATAATGTCTTCGACATTAACATCTGCGGTAAATTTCATTCCTGCCATGTGACTTTTACGTTTTCGTTACCAAATGATTCCTTTAACTCTTTCTCCACGGTTAGGCTTGCCGAATCCAGAACGTCAAAACCCTTGCTAGAAACAAAGCTCGCATACTCCATTCCATCGGCGAACACAACACCGTTTTTGGGTAGTTTCCCATATATAAGCAAGTTCTCTGTCTTGCCTTTGGCCCCCGCATGTTCGCTATCTGCCGGAACATATAGATAAACGATATTCCCATCACGAACTACAGCAGCCCCCGGAGCATTACGAAGATTCCACGTATGGTTCTGATAAGTCTTCTTGCTACTCACATTTCTTTCCTTTTGAGTGTCAACTGCATTATGCGCCGCTTCCTTCATAAGCTCATTTGCATATTCCTCTACCTCTTCAACAAACTCGTCCAGTCCCGACAAATCAACCGTTACTTCCATTACTCATCAAATTTCATATTTTCACCAAAGAAATCCTTATCAGATACTTCCTTAAGTACCTCTCCATCGTATACAGCGTGCAACTTATCTTTTTGCATGATGATCAAATTGCGATATGGGATTTTATAAACGACTTCATCATACGACAAATGAAGGCTATCCATGAACGACGCAATTTGCCCTAGCATACAATCATTTCCTATAATCTCTGTTTTGCTGTTAGATTTGCTACGTTCTTCGCTAAACCTAACAGCATCGTAAAATTTTTCACATCTATCAGAGAGTAAGCCGCTGTAAGACCGGATAATACTTCTTCTAAGGTTCCATGAGCCAATTCTTCAGATAATGAATCATTTCCATCTATAAACCAAGAAAGTGCGCTAGAAGCGACAGAAATGTCTTTCAATGAAGATATAACACCCGCGATATCCTTGTTGTCATCAAGGACTGCAAGATATGCCGAAGCACCGGCTATTTTATGTATTGTAGGCGGATTTACACGGTACATTTTCCCATTTACAATGATCGGAATGAAATCCTTTCCTGTGATAGCTTCTGATATAAGTATGGCAGCTTTATTCATAATGATATTTATTAAAAAAGGGTGAGATACATAAACCCTCACCCCTCACCACTTTATAATATAGATAATGTCTCTGCTGATCGCGAAGTATCTTCCTGTCCAGACCTCTCATAGTTAACAGCAGTTCCAGCGTTCACCCGCTTTGACTTAGTCGTAGAACTATTCAAATTGAGAGAAGTATCAGAAGACATGGATGCGATATTGTCAACAGTTCATGCAGCATCTACTTTTTCTCCGTCGAACATATAGTCACTCTTCACGCCGGCGCTAGGATTTTCCATAGCAACAGCTGTTACTCCCAAGCCGATATTTTTTTCCACAGCATTTCCCTTAGCAATGACCGCAGCATTGGTGAATACAATATAGTTTCCAGTCTTCGTCTTTCCAACAATGGCTTTATTAATAATCCCCGGAGTATCAGAAGCGGCCCATCCTGCATCTGTATCAACTTTTTCTCCGCCTTGCAGATCTACCTTGTCATCAAAGGAGAAAACTCCCATAGTGAAAGCAATTGTTTTAGCCCCTTTTTGCGTCACATCACGATAATAAATGTCACCATTCAACTCGTTAATATAGTCGGTATAGGTAGGATCATCCTCCGTATACAACCAAGTATTTTGATGAGAGTTCTCAACTTCTGTAGCAGTACCTAACCAGGTTTTAAGGCTAGTTTTAGTTACAGCAGAAGTAATAACATCACCGTACCAAATCTTTTTAATTCCTATAAACGGTTTCATATCTTTTTAATTTACGTTTAATACTTCAAATAATAATTTTACATTCACATAGTAACAACATAACTCCTTATCTTCCTCTATCCCGATAGTCTCAGAAGAATACCGGTACCATGAACCGTCATATTGCCCTACAACTCCATCTTTGAACATCTCTTTAGCCTTTCTCTCCAATTCATTCAAACGAATCAAATTGGCCTTCCCCGATCTCGATAAAGGAACACAAAGATTAACTTCAACGTATCCTCTTTCCCAATAGGTATCGGGCTGTTGAGTCTTGGGATAAACTACAATCCTTTCAGCATTTACCTTACCTTCAGGTATATTACCTCTCTGGTATACTTCAGAAATTCCAAAAGACTTGCAATCCTTAAATATTATGTTCGCGATGTCTGTTGTTGCAATCATATCCAAATATCACATCTACCTTTAAACTCTTCCGAATAACACTCGGCATTTTTCTTCACTTCACCTTCTCCAACAGTATTATCGTCGGAATCCAAGCATCTTACACAGCTTCCTAGAGGAATCTTGTTTCCCTCGTAGACAACATGATAGTTATAAACCCAACGCTCACCGTTTACCGACACTTCCTTCTGCTGTGAATTGTCATGGCAGAAACAGTCAGCTACATCCTGCCAAGATTCTCCGCCTGTTCCTGAAACTAGCCGGCCATATTCGTCATTCTCTTCTGGAGTAATAACTTGCATTTGCAGTTTATGTGGAGTCTCTTCTAACATACTACCAAATATTAGATGCGTCTTTAATGATACTTATTCCGACCAAAGAAGCAGTCTCGTCATTGGGAATTATGCCATACAACCTGAACATATATTTTGCATAGTTCAGCAATGTATCAGCACCCCAGGACTTAGAAAAGCCATTTTCTGAGACAGAGGTAGGGTGGGCAAGTATCTTATCCATAAACTTGTCCACCGAACCGGATATCTTCACTTTTGTATTAATGTCCACATCGGAGCCCGGATCAAGCCCCAGCCCCAACGCGAACTTTTCTACTCCAGCATCTGATATATCACCAAGCGGAGAAAAACATTGCTTTATGTAGTCACCTGTTGTCACGATTCAACAGTCAATGAGTAGATACCGTTAATTTCAGTGATAACCGGCAATGACAATGACTGAGCCTTTGTAAACTCAACACCGTTCGAATTGTCAGTTTCTCCCTTACCCCATTGAGATACCCGGATTCTTCCGTAGTTTGAGTAAGTAACACCACGCTCTTGTCTCAATTCATTATCTGCATAAGCATTCTTGATAACTCCAAGTTTACCGGCAGGAATAAAGACGAGGTTTTTATCATTCCAAGGTTGATAATCCGTCAACTTACCATTATTTTGAATCCTGGTAATACGTCTGATAATTTCAAATTCCGGAAATCCATTTTGACGCATGAATTCATTTAATCCGCCAAGCAGCAGAGGAGTTCCCATCTTATCTGTACCGTAAATCACCTGCTTCATCTTCTTATTACGAAGAATGAAAGACAGTTTCTTTTGGGAGATTAGAATCTTGTCAAATGTAACCTTATCCTGAGCAGCGTCCAAAATCTCCTGCAAGTCTTCAAAACAGTCTACAGTGTTTTCATTTCCTTGCACCCAATCAACCGTAGTTTTAGCAATGTTTTCAGACGGCATCTTATAGTCAATAGCGCCTCTTACACCACCTTCAGGATTGTTGTTTGCATCAAAAGTGAACACTCCCTTGTTTGAAAGGGCACCCAAGAAGATAATATCCAGTTTGGACTGTACAGAATTTACCACCTTTGTAACATTGTTCCACATGAGATCGATTAGTTGCTGAGTCTTCTGCTCATCAGTCAGCATACGAGAATCTAGAACCTGAAGAACCTTGCGATAATCCTCAATAGGCATAGAATAACTCATTTGATGAGCAAGAACCTTCTCCTTCAACGTTTTAAAGCCCTCGGTTCCCATAATAGGCTCTTTACCTTTAGAGTCCAAGGTCGCAGCTGCAACGCTTAGGTTATACTGTCCGATTATTTCTTCGAAGTTCAAACCAACAGTAGGGGTGTCCCAATCCAAATATCGTTCATAGATATTCTGGTCAAACAAACGCTTTCTCAATTGAGAAGCGGTATCAATACGAATCTGTACCTGTTTGGTCAGTTCGCCAAAAATAGAGCTGTAAAATAATCCCGGCATAGCTTATTGTCTTATATATTTAATACTTGGATTATTCTTCATGCACCATCCGCCCAAAAGCCAATCTTCTGGCATCGGATAAGCTACTTCTTTCAGAATAATCACATCATAACCTGCAGAAACAGTCTGAAAATCCATATTGGTTTTATACTCCTTGTCTGTTTCTACCACCGCATTTGGCACATCTGTCCCAACGACAGCAATTGCATTAGCTGTAGCTCCTGTCAGTGCAGCAGCCAATGTCACAACATCATAATCAGCGTTCGATTTATCAATGTTATTAATTGTCTGCTCATTATCACCAATCTTCAGCTTATCTCCAATCTGTACCAAGCTTCCTTTTACGACTCTCGGAGCAGAAGTAGTTCCTCCAGACACGATCTTTACAGCTTTACATACTGTACACTCCATTTTTGCAAAATCCAACGCAATTGGAGTACCCTTTCTGATCAAAGTACCTTCAGGAAACGTCTGCGTGAGTTTGAAATCCCCAGGGAGACCTTTGCATTCACCCCTCCAAAACACGGGGAATCCACCTTTAATCTGTCCTTTTTCAAATTCAATAGCCATAGTATTTGTTTTTAATTAGCATCTGGCAATCCTTCCGCCCACTGTCTAGCCATTTCCTTGCCTTTTTCAGCTGGAGTGGATAAAGGGAATGCCGAATCTTTTGTTTCAAGCCCTGCGGTAACAATATTCTGTTTGATGCCTGAAAGATAGGTAGTAATTGCCGTTTCGTCCATTTCGTCAGTAATAGCAAAGCCTTCTTTCATTCGCCATTCAGGAATACCCAGTTCTTTTGCTTTTGAAGAGATCAGACTGTTTCTTTCTGCACGTGACTTCTCAGCTTTAAAAGCATCATTCTCAGTTTTCAACGTGGAATAACGCTGCTCCTGTTCAGCCTTGTACTTTTTGAACCACTCCGGCTCCTCGTTTTCTGGTTGCTGTTTGTTCTGCTCGCCCCCACTAGCAGCCTCTTTCTCCTTTGCTTTATTGACCGCATCGGTTACCCGTTTGTCAATACCGCTCTGAAGAGAGGTTAGAAACGCTTTTTGCCCCTGTACAACAGTTGCTAAATTATCGTCAGTTACTAGACCAGATGCAGATAAAGCATCGGCCTGTCCCTGCAAAATTTCATCGCTTAACCCTAGATTTGAATAAGCTAGTTTTAAAGCCTGGAAAATTTTTTCTTTCATGATTAGTTCTTTTATGCAAATCTTTTTAAATCAGCATAAAAATACAATGCGGTGGGTCTATATGAAAATTATCAGATTGCGAATGAACCACAATTCGCCAATTGTGGTAAAATAGATAATAATCCTGCTAAAACAGAGGACAATTGGCGATAATGGTGGTGAGAAGTAAGAAATAGATTGGGGAATAAAGGAAAAGGCAAAAAGAAAGGCGGATGTTAGTCCGCCTTTATATATTATACGATATTAGAGTGTTTCTTTAAATATAAATCTCTAAGATATATGCTCATTAGCTTGATTATAGATTGCATTGAAAGCCTCACATCTTTATCTTCTCCAGAAGAAGGATCTTTTAATTGAATTGTATCAGGGGAATAATAAAGAAATTTCTTTATATCAGCAAACATTTCATTTCCCATGTTTCTCAAAAGATAACTTAGTGCTTCTTCCTCCACATCATAAGCTGTTTGAGGGTTTATATCTTCTAGTTCCTTAATTAAAAAATCAATATTATTATCTATTGTTTTTTTGGCTGATGATTTCTCAAATAAAACTTCTCCAAGAGGGGTCATTTTTAAGGGACTTGCCTTCTTTGCTAACTTATCAATCATATCATTATCAAATTTCATTAACCATTTGTTTATTTCGACAACCATATCATTGGTAGAGGTAACAATTCGCTGTAATTCATTGTATCTTTGTTCTGAATCACGAATACCGTCCTTATGTTTATCACAAGGAAGACTATCAACCTTATTCCTAGTTTCTTCTAACTTAGCATGATACTTTGACAGTTTCCAACTCCCAATGATTGCTAATACTATAACAGCTATCCAAGGAGCATTGTTTAGTAAATATGTGATTACTGGAGCCATGTGTTTAGTATGTTCATTAACTTTTTGTTCTATCGATGATGTTTTATTGGTACAAATATAGCAAACAATTTATTAATGAAACAATTTACTTAGCAAATTGATTAAAACAACGCTCGATTTAACTTTTCAGAAACAAAAAAACGCCCACCTTCCGGCGGGCGAAGACTGGTTAGGGAGGTGGACTACAAAACTGATTCCGAAAAGTCCAATTCGTAGACAATCATCGCATTATACACAAAGAAGTATCCTTCATAATATTGCCAAGTTCAGACAGCGCAAATGATAAGGTTTTAAGCTCTTCCGGAGTAAAATCAGCCGGCTTACCATTGATTATATTCCCATTTATACGTTGATACAACCATTGACGAGTCTTCCCAAAGTAATGCTCTGCGATATAAGACATTGAAGCAAAATCCAACACTTTATTTAGTTTTTCTTTTCTTTCTGCAATTTTAGCCAGTTTTTTGCTTCATCTACAGCCTGTTGTGCACCCTTTTTAAATTCAATAAGAAATTCTTTCTTTTCAGAAGATGATAAAGAGTTCACATACGTATTAAAGCGTTTCTTGTGCTCTAATTTTGCTTGTTCGGTCTTTGCCTTAGCAAAATCATCTTTCCACTTTTTAAGTTCTTCCTTTGCATTCATAGCGATTCGCCTATTTCCTTCACTCGTCATAGTATAGGTTTAACGACTTCAACCCTCATGCCAAGTGCGTTCATAATCCTATAAAAGGTAGCTACGCTTGGTGTCATTACACCTTTTTCAATGCGTGATATATAGGATTTGGTCACATTGATGCGTTCCGCAAGCTCGGATTGTGTAACCTTAGCTTCTTTTCTTGCATCAAGCAATATCTGACTAGTATAGAAAGAATATGCTTCTTCGTCAAATTTTGCACGCTCTGCGGTCCCTTCTTTCCCATATTTGCGCTCAAGAACAGCACTATAATCATTTATTTGATGATTGTTTGTCTCCATAATATTCCTCCTTTATTTTTAATGCCTTTTCAATTTCATTATTGGGCGTTTTTTGCGTCTTTTTCTGAAAGCCATTAAAAAGAACAACTATTTTACCTTCGTCAAAGATAAAAAACACCCTGTAAATATTACTATTATATTCCATACGCAATTCATACAATTCATCACGCAGAAATTTTATGAACTTAACCGGTAGTCGATCCTCCGACTCCAATAAAGAGATTATATAATCCAGCTTCTTTATTTCTTTATCCGAAAGCGTGGAAATAAATCTCTCAAAATATCCTCCGTATGTTATTATCTTACGTTTCATGGTACAAAAATAACAAAAGTTTCATTATAGTGTAACTTTTGGGAAATATATTTCAACGCAATATGAAAATTTAACTTTTGGAAAATAAAAAGCCCCGAACCTTAATTGGAACGGGGCGGGAAAATATTTTTCATAATTATATTGTGTTATTTTGGTTAGGATTGCGGATTTACTAACTCTCCTGTGGCTTTATTCAAGACCAGATGGTATTTCTTCTTCTCTCCTGCCTTTGTGGTGGCGTCAACGTCTACTATTACGTTATCGCCATCTAGGGAGTATGTAGATTTGTTTACTCTTATCTCTTCATCGGTGATGGGGACCTGCCAAATTAGATATTTATCATATCTATACATTGAAATGTCAACACACATAACTGTGTTATCAGTAACATATACCATATTGTTCACAGATAAAGGAATGTAGTTGGCTCTTTCTATGTTTTCAATCCAGTCTCTAGCATCTCCAGTATTTCCATATACAACATCTAAATCACTATCTATCACAGAAATAAAATATCCACTAGTTCTTACTGTTGAATAAACCACAATATATCCTTCATACCATTCAGCTATTTTTTCGGGATAGAAATGTCCATGATGAGGATCATCTTTGTCAAAATACTCTTTTTTAACCAACTTCCCATCTTTGATTTTCAGCATAAATTTATGTGGATGAGCAACTAATTCTGAACTATATAAACCTCCCAATATATAGAAACAGTCATCCTTTTGCAAGGCACTTTGAAGGAAACACCCTTTGACTATGTACTCTCTCTTATCTCCAAACCCAAGATCATGGGTATAATTTTCGGCTTTGTCCTTGATGGTAAACACCTTGTTGCCTGATTCGTCAATAGCCTCTATATAGTAATCTCCTTCAAAGATATAGGCTTGTAGTTTTAAATCACCTACTGCAATAGCACTATCTATTTTGTATTTTGGAGGCTCCGGCTCATTTATGGTGTCTTCACTAGAGCTACAGGCTGCCAATAGCAATATTGCTACTAAAGGGAATAAAAATTTCTTCATGTTGTGTGTGGTTATATATTCTACAATTATTTAACTAAAATAATAAGATAAAATTATGATATTTCCAAGGATTTAAGTATTTTTTGAGACTCCCTATATTGTTCCGCCTGTGGAATTTGGACAAATTCGACTGTCTTATCATAATTAGCCTTCACTACTTCTTCTATCTCCTCCAGAGTCACATTAAAAAATTCCCTTCGTCCGTTTATCATGTTTACTTTTTTGTTTTCAAAAGCATGATGCAAAGCGGTTTCAAGAGTTGGAGCATCATCAGAAAATATCATTGCATGAACATCAAATTTAAAAGGGACAGATGCATCTCCCAATTCATCTACTCGTTCCATAGGATCAAGCCGACGCGTCATGCCTATCTTATAAACATTTTCTCCAAATGAACCAATATTAGATATAATGTAAACATATCCAGCCCTCTTGTTTGCTTCTCGATAATCAATATCTTTAATAGCAATGTCTAATTCTGACAAATGCCGTTCTATTTCCGATTTCTTTTCAAGCAAAACCTCTTTTTCAACTTCGTCGCATTCTCCTAGCTGTTTATCTAGTTTTAAAAGAGCATTCATGTAATGCTTTTGCTCCTTTTCAATATCTTTCCGGGCTTCCTCTATTTCTTTCTGCAAGCGGGCTTCTTCGCGCATCTGTTCTCTAATGCGTCGTTGCTCCTCCTTTTCTTCCTGCTTCTTTTGAGCATACTCATATGCTAACTGCAATTCTTGCACTTTCAACTCCAAATATTCGTATGAAATAGATACTGCATTTTTAGAGTTCATTTTATTTAAAGCATCATAGGATTTTCGTATTTTTTCGATAAATGCAGTTGCATTGTTAAATTTAACCTTACTAATAAGCATATCGCATTCATCATTAAAACATCTAAGAATTTGCTTTATGTTTTGATTTGTCATGACACGCCCTTGTGCTTCACTACCATTCAAAGTCCAATTAGTAGAACATGTAGCTGCTGTCTTATAAAGTATCATATTTTTTTGCTCTGTTCTAATAGCATCTAGTCGATCTTTATACATTTCAGAATCAGCAAAATCATATACTGGAGAATACATTCCATAATCTTGAAGAAGTATAGTATTGTCAAGTTCAACCACTTGCTTCTTTTTATTTTCTATCTCCTCCAATAATTCTTCAGCCTCTTTCTTTAGTTTTTCAATATTATCTTTGCTTTCTAACTCTTCCTTTTGTAGCTCTTCTTTAGCATCCTTTAGTTCTTTTATAATACGTTCTTTTTCGTTATCTACATCAGAAACATCCTTATATTTCAACAATTTATCTCTCTCATTTCTTAAACTTAAAATATCAAGATTCAATCTATCTTCTCTTTCACGAAATATCTCTATATCTTTTTCAAGTAAAGCTAGTTTATTCTTTAATGCAGATATTTCTGCAAATTCTTTTTGTCTTAAAAAATCAAGCAGTGCCATATTAATCGTTTTTAGCGTATATTTTTATTGATGATATATCAGAGCAAAACGTTTTTAGCTTCTTATTACTATCAAAATATATAGCACCTCTCATTATTTCATATTTATAAAAATCATCTTTATAAATATCTGATCTAAACATTTTTATTATTTTGTTTTCTATTGAATAAAAAACAAAACTAATAGAGACATCTCTTTCGAGTTTATCACCACTCAACACATTAGCCTTATAATATATATCTACATGATCTTTTTCACAAACAAAAGAAATATCATCTATTTTTAAATTACAAATAGTAAATCTCTCTTGGTCAACTTCTACAAGTTTATCTAAATTTACATTAGATGTTAAATCAGAAATATCCATGATTGCGTGTGTTTATATGTTCTTGGGCAAAATAACGGACAACTGTTCACAAATGCAAATAAATCACCATATATCTTCATGCATCACGTAAAAAAGTTGTTTTTTCTTGCTTTTTTCAAAAATAGTTTGTACGTTTGCGGTGTTCAACATATATAAATCACCTGTGCGAGCGGAGCTTGCATTAATCATGCGAGCATTTTTTATGCTTGTACTTAAAATATTGAGGTATATTGTACCCCCGTGTGGAACTGTAATGGAACCACAGCATAGGTGATATGTGTTGAACAGCGGGAAAGGCAATATACCTTTTTTATTTATTGTTATGTTCAACAATATCACCAATCAAAATCAAACGAATAACAGTAGTTTGATGGCGACGTTAATCCACGACACGGATAGAATGAGTTCACTTGAAATAGCTGAACTTACAGGCAAAAGACATGATGCTATCTTGCGAGACATCAGGAACTTACTAAAACAAGGGGTGTCTGCCCACAATTTTGTGGAGACCTCTTACAGAGACAAATCCAACAGACAAAGCCCCTGCTTCGAACTCACCAAGAAAGGCTGCCTGATCCTCGCCTCCGGCTACGACGCAGTACTCCGTGAGAAGATTATTGATCGCTGGGAGCAACTCGAACTGGAGAAGCGCAAACCTCAAACTCCGCAAACCTACCTCGAAGCCCTGAAGGCCCTCGTATCATCGGAAGAGGAAAAACAACGGCTGGCACAGGAGAAGCAGCAGCTGGAAGAGAAGAACGCCAAGCTCCAACCGAAGGCAGACTTCGCAGACGCGGCCTTCGCCACCGACGACAAGGTAGACATAGGAATGTCCGCCAAGATTCTAAAGCTAGGATTTGGGCGCAATACCCTATTCGACAAGCTAAGGAAAGCGGGCGTATTCTTCGCCAACCGCAACGAGCCCAAACAGCGGTTCATTGATGCCGGCTACTTCGAGATGAAAGAGAAGTTCATCGAGCGCACCAACCATCCGGGCTTTGTCGTCACTAAGGTTCTTGTCACCCAGAAGGGATTGGCTTATTTGAACCACCTGTTTGGCGGGAAACCTTCTGACGGGAAGCTGGCTAGGATAGTATAACCATCCCCTTTTCTCAATTCATATCGCGGTCCGTTTGAATGCCGGACAGCCAAAACTATATCAAAATACACGAAAAATAGAAAGTTATGAACGCACAACATTATACCCCAAACGAGATAAGAGACGCTTTATACGTAGCAATAAGGCAAAACGAAGAGATAAGCAGGATCGGCAGGGAAACTGCCATGAAAAGCCTAAGAGTAGCCCAAATGAGGGAGGAAGGTTCGAAGAGGCTGGCTTCTGCCCTAGACAGATTTGAAGCCATATGCTGCGAATTGGGCGATATTCCACAGCAGGCAATGATGAAAGTAGTGAGATGCTCCGGAAGGCTCAAACGTCAGAAATTTGACCTAAGAACGCTCAACGGGCATCTTGTAAGATAAGATAAGTCAGGGGGCTTCGGCCGACACTGAAGTTGACGCCAATCGACGGGAAAGGGTAGCTTTAGGGCTGCCCTTTTTTATGCCCTAATGTTAAATAATGTAGTAAATCACAATATTTTTCTCTTTTTATTTGGAGCATATCACATTAATTACTATCTTTGTAACATCAAAATAAGAAACAAAGTATTAACAACTAAAAAATAAAAGCCATGACAGCAGAGGAAGTAAATACAGTATTAGGTAGCAATAGAGAAATGGTTATCTCTTTTTTCAACGAGAATGTGAAAGTTGATAACTTTTATACCTTAAGATGGTTTATGATAAGAGTTTTAAACGAAGCTACCCTGTCTTGGGCTAGAAGAAAAAATATCGGAGAAAAAGAAATACAGTCAGTGCTGAGCAGAGTAATGCGTAATTATCCTCAAATCTCTAAAGGTTATGTAAGTAACTATGCAAAAGCTGTAAATTACTTTGGAAAAGAAAAAGCAAATCAAATTCTTAATGCTAAATAATTATTAATCAATAAACTATAAAGTCATGAACAATAACAGTTTAAGAAGCCCTAAACACAGGTTTCTAGCACAAATTAATTTTAACGTACCTTTGGAGGGTATAGGTAGTGTAATCACAGTAACTGATAACGATCTTGGTAATCTCAAGCATCTGATAGCTCAGCTCGCACAAGGTTGCCCGGCACACGTAACAATCAGAGAAAATAAGGCGGTATATCCGTCATTTGACTGGAAAGTGGCAGATGAATATAATTTAAATAAATAAACAATCATGAAGACATTTGAATTTAACAACGAGGCAATTACTATCGAGAAAACAGGTTACGGACAGTATGTATTAAGCGGTTTGGGTATATCAGTGCATTGTACGGACTCTGAGATCTGGGATTGGTGGATGACGATGAAAACGAAGATAAGCATTTGGCGGCCAAAGAGTCTGCGTACAGACTGCTTGTAAATTCTTTGTAAAACAAAAAAAATAAACAACATGGAAAAAGTGAGTAAAAAAAGAGGAAAGATTATCACAGACCGAGAAGAACTGCTTGTTTGTCAGCAATATAAGGATGGCTGGACACTTAGAAAGATAGCGACGTATGCTAACATCTCTCAGACGACCGTGATGGCAATCTTAAGGAGAAGGGAAGTTCCTTTCCGAAACGGAAAACAGATCACTGAAGAGCAGGAAAAACAAGTAGTAGATCTGTATCTGTCAGGCGATAAGATTAAGGAGATAATGTCAAAAACCGGCATAAGGTCTGAGCAAACAATTTACAGGATTATTAATAATTCCGATATAAACAAGAGGAGGAGATAGCAACTCCTCTTATCTATGGCTTTTATCAAAAGGCCTTGCCGTAATCTTGCCGTTATTGCTTAATTACCCTTACCATAACCTTACCACTTTCAAGTGGACTGTTTAGTAAAATATCAATACACAAATTCCTACCATGCCTCGCTCTGTAAAATATTGTTACCCCACCCTTGCTTCGAGGCAGGACAACCCCACCCTTGCTTCGAGGCAGGTTTGTTCTATTTTTCCTCTTATTTTTGTATAACACCCGTGATTTTTCTGACTAAGTAGTCTCATTTTTGGTCTGTTTGTCTGATTCAGAAGATTCATTTCCATTTGAAGAAGCCTGCTTTTCACTCTTTATAAGCTCTATCTCTTCCTGTGGAGCATCCGTCAAAGCAAGCATAGTAACAGCCAGATCAAGAGAAATAATTCCATCCGAATATAGCTTACCGATAGCTTCCCATTGCTTCTCCTTATCTTCATTGAATGGTTCCGCAAATTCGTGAGTAATCTTCAGCCTGGATAACTGGTTTCTCAGATGGATATGGGTAACATTCATCATAATAGCCAGGATAAGGTTCTTTTCCCGGTCCACAAGTATATCGTAAGTCTCTTTTAGATTGTCCCTTTTAATGTACCCTAGCGTCATAGCACGCTTTAAAGCCTCTCCAGATAGTGTTCCCATACCTTTCATGTTTTCGAATGAGAAATCGGGCGTAAATGAGTCGAATAGAATAGAGTTATTCAAGTCTTTTTTTTCACTATCTTTCATTGAAGAGTATTCAGGAGGAGCTAGATAGTCAATAGCACTGTTCTTGTCTTGCATTTGGATTACTTCCCCAACCATGCTTGGATCTGATAAAGACTGGAGAACATCTGCCGTTGCTTTTACTTTCGGGTCTGCAAAATAATTATTAGTATCAGCGGCTTTGGAATCAATATGTTCCTCCCTGTCACATCTAGGCTGTGTCCCGTACCAAGCCTTATCCTGTTTATAGTAAATTACGTTGATTTTACCAGATGGATTAACCAACGGCTCAACTTCCCACCCAATATTTGCTCTTTTGCATCGGAATATGTAGGATGGCGTTTCTATATCAAAATGCTCAACTGTTCTATTGCCCTCCTTCAAATTGTACCCATATCCAAATGCAATCATATTTTCGTATTGATCGAAAAGCGGACGGAGAGTATATCCCTTAGATTTGGATATGACCAAAACCTTTACTCCCGGCCTTCCGTTATCATTAAATATATGATATACTTTTGCACTTTCAGTTTCTGCGCCGGCCAGCCTTTTTGCTTGTCTCATTGTTGTATGAAACCTAGTATTCTGAAGAAACTCGTTATATGCCTCAAACGCTTCATCTGTACCTTCCACATCGTTCTTCCATTTTATAGGATTACCCAACAAGAAGAATAACTCTACTTCATTGATATACCTTTGTCTTGTCCGAGGTAGCTTTTCTGTTCTATAAGGTTCTTTGCCTTTACGCGGCTTATCTGGGCGACTGTTGACCTTATGAAACTCCGGATTATACTCGGCAATAGCCTCATTTACATCAATATCTCTATCTTGAAGCAGCGAGATAACCTGGCTTATATCCCTGTCTTGGATAAGCCTCATTAAATCCCGTTCAACTCCTAAAGAATTAAGCGTTTTGTTACGCAACAAATTGAATATAGCCTCAATATAATTCATATCTTTTATTTTAATATAGTCCTAAATCGTCTTTATTGTATTGTTTTGGTTTTAATATTCTTCCTAATACTTCCCCCAATACCCAATATCTTGCAGCATCAAGTGCGTGATTATATTTATCAATTGGTTTATTTATATAATTACCATCCTTATCCTTATCCCATGTATATTTCCTTAACTCATATAAAAGATTATATGACCTTCTAGTTACTTTCAAGTTTAATTCTAACATTTTATCTATGCCTGCTAGAATTGAACTTTTAGAGTTTATATTTGACTTATCTACCGGATAAATAAGAATGCCTGAGTTTGATATTTCTTGTATTAATCTTGGGTCTGCACTTTCTGATATTACTTTTAACCTAAATGGCTTAAGAGAATCTGATATGTCCCCAGATAGCATCCGGGTCCTGTAAAACAACTCATCAAGATATAGGTCATTATCAATAAGCGCACATTCAATAGCCGCAGAAGGGTCGTTTGAATATCCAAAATCTAATCCAACACCTCTCTTCTTAGCATAATCGGGTATAGAATCTACAATCTCAAATCGTTTAAATATTGCGCCTTCCGCAACATCAGACCATCTTCCAATAGCTACATGGGCATATTTCTCCGGCTCTTCTTCTTTCATACGTTCCATCTCTTGAATAAACTGAGGAGAAAGGTTCTCTATGTTGTCTAAATAAGTAGTATGAATATGAAGAACATTAGGATGAGTGGAAATCTGAACTTGTACACCGTCGATCTCTATCAATTTGTGCGTTTTTTCAATGTATTTCTTATAAATAAAGTGATTCGAATCTGTCGGGTTCATAATAATAATCACTCTATTTTGAATCCCTTTTTGCCTTATTGAGAGAACTAATTTATCAAAGTCCTCTTCTGAATTCCATTCCTCTGCTTCGTCACACACAAAAGTAGTAAGCCCCTGTATGGATTTTAACTTTGCCGTTTGATTTCCTGAAGATGTCCTGATACCCCTAAACATAATTACACTATCTGAAAAGGTATTGATAATGTCTTTTTTAGTTATATCAAAGAAATCATTAGTTCCCTCTAAATCTATCTTTTCTTGAAATTCAGGAATGACCGATATATCTGCTGAAGTCATTGTGTATCGGCTGTACAGCATCTTATGCCCAGATTCGAATGAAAGCCTTTCTATAAACGTACCAACATTAAAACTTTTAGCACTTCCACGACCACCGGTTATGAGAGTTATTAATTTATCCGTGTTATTATACAACGGATTATAGACTTCTTGAGTTTTAATGTTAAACACTATCATTTCTTTTTTGATCTAGCTTTTATCCACTCTTGAACAGGGATACTTCCTTTTACATTCAATGTACTTTCTTGTTTTTCAGCAAGACCTAATTTGCGAGCTATTATATTAGCATTAAAAGCTCCTACAGTAGCCCCTTCCAACTGCTGAGTTTCTATTACAGATTCTATACGTGCAATGACCGACAAAAAATCTTCATGATTAGCTTTCTTAAATTCCCTCCAGAAAGTTTCACTAGCATCACAATATAACATTAGACCACTAAGTGTATATGGCCGCTGTGTAGGCGATTCCTCCTTTTCCTTTGTCTTTCCTTTTGTTTTATTCTTAACAACTCTCCAAGGGTTCTTATCGCACCACTCAAAATATTCACAAGCAGCCTCCCATAACAAATCAGGGGTGGCAAATAACATGTCACGCCCATGCTTGCTTCTTAACTTCCAAAATTGATTTCCTTTTGGTGCTGCCATCTCTATTTATTAAAAATTAAACCCTCATCTCTTAGATGAGATACAATTTCACTGTAAATATACTCTATATCCTTCCGAAACCCTTTATAATTATTGTAGAGAACGACCACAGTTTCAATATTGTGGGAAATAAATGTCTTATCGCTGATATTTACCGATTCTGCAATCTTATCCCGAAGGCCCCTAGGCATCCTTCCCCCTGCTAGAACACTAGGAGCATACAGGAATAAAATGATGAATATAAACTTTTTTCTGTTATGAACACTGTCTTTGTATCCCGGACAATCCCTGGAATCAAGAATGTCACAAAAACATTGGTATATGGAAGGAATATAATTCAAATCAGACATTATAGGGGTGGATAGTTCGTATTCTCTTTCTGACAATCTGGATTTTTGCTCTCTGATTGTTTTTAGCTCTGATATTTCTGAAAACATAGTACTATAGTTTAGAAATTAATAGTATATTTGTACTATTAATTGAGAAAAGAGGATCTATCTGGTGGTTCGGGGGTCCTCTTTTATTTTGCTTTTCTCGCCCACATATGAGCGTTGTACAGAGCATAGGTGTACATCTTAAGCTCCCTGCTGTTGCTTATATACTCTACCTTCATTGCAGCCTTCAAGCATTCTGCAAGAAGATTATTGTCTATTTCTTGGTTCATGATTCCTCCTCCAGTATTTTCTTTATAAACTCCTCTGTTGAATTAGTTATAACACAATCGTGTTTCTTCGCAAACTCAAAAAGGTCATCAGTGTCTGTCAGTCCAAAATCTCCGCAACAGGAAGCAAGAATAAATTTCCTTTCCAATCCTGCAATTAACGGCTCACATTTACATAGACCGGTATCACATATTACTTTTGCTATGAAATCAGGATCATGCATCAGATAAGGTTCTGTGCATATTACTCCTCTCCTCAGTTTTCTCATCTTCTTGTATTTCTTCAAATAAATTAGGAATATCATCAAGCAGACACCTTAGTTCATGACCGCTTGCATACATAAAATTCTCTTCGCTGGCGGTTGATAACAGATATACGTCCTTATCAACTTCGGATATTTTAATTCGACTCATTGTCCCTATTATTGCTTTCGTTTTTACTTTGATCATTTCGATTCTCCTTCACATCTTCCCAAGCAGTCACTATTGACCAGAATAGGTTTAACGCCGTTACCACTACAAGAATTCCTGTCAACCATTCTATTCCCAGATGGTAAGATATCAAACAGGATATAAATGACAGCTAAAATGTTATCTCTTCAAATTGATAGTCTTTCATTTTATCGCCTCCTACCATCTTCTAAATAATCACTCATCTTCTCATACTCTTCACAGGTTATTTCCTTCCAAAAGGTAATCACACATCGCTTTTTATAGGTTTCCTGAAGAAACTTATGCATTTCTGCTAAATTGAAACAACCATCATCAGCATAACGTATTCCGGACCCGAAGAAGCCTTTACTTTGAAAGGCATAATAGTAGAACTTTTCCATTTTATTCTTCCTTGATTAATTCCGGGTTATCGTAGATATTACCTGCAATCTCTTCCGTTACATTGTAATAACAGAATGGCATTATTTTGTGGTTCCATTCCCCGATATATCCAAAGCATCCGTCTTTTATGGATACTTTATTGTATATATTTTTATCTCCATCGTTGCCTATGAATAAGATATCCCCTTCATATATCTCCTTGCCATTCTTGTCATACAAGCCGGTGAACTGGCCTATGGTTTCAAGACAGACCTCATACATACCGATACTTCTCCCTATTTCGATATCGTTTAAGGGTGGAATGACGGCATATCTATCCTTTTCGATCTTAATGAGAGAGCCATACAGCCACTCTTTATCGTATATGCTTTTGCCTCTGAATTTTATTGTACGGTCCATTTTACTTCTCCGTTTTAAGTTCTTTCAATATTTTCTTCGCTATCTCATAATGATTCAATTGCCAACTAGTATAAACATCATCTGTGTGTTCATCGTAATGGTTGGCATATACGTATGCGTTCAAGTTTTCACGAAAAGAGTCTCCGTCTAAACCTGAATCATCACAATCATCGTACATATTCAATTCATGAGCTACCTCATTACATTCTTGATGTGTGACAAAGTCATAGATAGTTCCATCATAGATATTTGTCTGACGGACATATTTTTGTCCTATCGCTATCTTTTCACAACAAAACTCACACCTATGTTCTTTCTTGGCTGTTGGATAAGTTTCTCTTAGTATTGTTGGCATAGTTATTCTCCTTTCTTCACTAATTCCACTTCTGTCGGCTCGTCATCTTCCCAACTTACTTCGGGAAACAGGGCGGTATCAAGTTTAATCCAATCAAGCATAGTTTTGGCTGGTTGCCAATATCCACACTCATCAATCTTTACGGGTCGTGCATTGAAAAGGCACAAATCACCGTCTTTGTCTCTTGTTACATACATAACTTATCCTTTATAAGTTTAATTTACTTAATATCTACTCAATAATTTGTAAAACATTCGTTTCTTCTCGATGTATTTAAGTCCGTTTCTGCGAAGTCCCCTTTTAGTCTTGGACACAATCATTTGACAACCTCTAACGCCAACATATATGAAACCCGAATGATGACTTTTAGCTTCTTTAAAGGCCCACCAAATCGCTTCACGACAATATCTGTAACTATCATTTTGAACACCTTCATAGCCTTTTCGCATTATGAAATGTCCAATTTCGTTAGCTTCTTCTTCTGAATAGCAAATTGTAAATATATTATTCATCTAATTCTCCTTTCTTTAGTTCCTCACAATGTAACTTATAAGCATGGGCAAACATTTTCAAAGTAACAGGCTCAAAAGCAAAGTCTGCTTGCTTGCCTTCTACTACAACTGAAACACATAAATCTCCATCACAGAAATCAATATATGCTACAGCATCATTTATCCCCTTTATAGAAACAGTTTGGGATTGTATAGTATCATTCATGGTCAATCTCCCTTTGATTCAAGAGGAGGAATTGGCATCCAATGGGTAGGGCGCACAATATTGCCACCATAGTCAATCCAAGTCTCTGTCTTAGGATTAAAATCACACACTCCACATCCGGGAGGATTCATCCTAACATCAAGCACTATGTACAGGTCATCATATGTTCGCGGTAACCTGTCCTTTACGCTGATCCACGGAGATTGCTTTGATTGCCATTCAGCACCTTTTATAAAATATTTTTTCGCTAATGCTGGCAACCCTCCCCAATCTGGCATTTTATTGTAAGCCATGCTTTGGGCAGCTTCTTCTAATGTCTGTTTCATATTAATTTTCATCTAATTTTATCATATCTATTTTACTGACAGCCTTTAAGACTCTTAGGACATCCTCCTGAAAGTCTATGACTTGTTCATTTTTTGATTTGTATTGAATTAAACTTCTATTCGCAAAGCCCATGAAACATACTCATACATGCGTATCCACCTTCCGGTTCAAAAGCATCCAGTGTGGCGTTCTTATCAGTCACATACCGGAATACATCTTCGACTGTCGGGTATCTCCGGTTAGTACAAGCGTATCTTGGGATATAGGTTGGTGGAAAGAAGGTAGAACCTCTCTCTGTCTTTTCTCTCATCAGTTGCTCGGCTGCTAATAATCTCTGCTTCATCGACTCGTCCTGCATCAACTGCAATACTTCGCGTTTCCGACACATGATACAAGGGAAACAACCTACACGGGAAAAGCCTTTATAGTAAAGTGGATTCGGCTTTTGCCTTGCGTTAAGAATACAATCTATTACATCCTGCGAAGTCCAGTGAAAAATCGGACGAATAACGGAGGCATCGTATTTGGAACACCACTCCCGGACTTCTTTTCCCCGATAAGTCTCTTTTTTCCCATTCTTATTAAGTTGAAAATATGATTTGAAATACATGCATTCATCTTCCATTGCAGCACGTGCAGCACTTTCCGCTGCTCTGATTCCTTGAATGATAATACAACTTTCAGTTAGTGAAAGCACATAGTCAATCATAGGTTTCATCTTTAGTTCTGAAGTACAGAACCGAGCGTTTGTAGATGGAAAACGCTTCTTATGTACGGCTAAAGAAACGAAGTCATACTTTGATTTTAGCGTTGTCAATTTAACGCCCATCTGTGTGCAAACGTCTGTTATATGCTGATAGGTAGCAGGATGTTCCCAACCTGTATCGCAGAATACCGCTTCTATCTTATCGGTTCCGTATTGTTTGGCAGCTTGGATCAAGCAGGCTTGCGAATCCTTACCACCGGAAAAACTTACTAATATTTTCATTTGATTTCTTTCTCTATTGTTATTAGCCATATACTTCTCTAACTTTCTCAATCCAATTCAAATAAGCCTGTCGTGCTTTTTGTTTAGCAAACTGCTCCATAGAATCGGTAATGACATCGCCGTTATCTTCCATTTCCTCACAAAAATGATCTACCCAACTAAACGGGTCATATTCAATAAATTCTTCCGTTCTACAGAACGGACAAGGAACATTCTCTCCTTCATCATAAAGATTACCATTCTCATCACAGTAGTCTAAATCTTGTAGCTTACCATCGACACAACACGCATCGGGACTTGCGCCCCAATATGGAAATTGAGGACACGGTTTCTTATTTTCATTCATGTCTAAATAATTATAAATTATTAACAATTTCTTTTTGGATTTCATCAATCACTTTCTCCCATTCTTTTTTTATCTCAACAGTATTAATCCCACATTTTTGGAAATCTCGCAAACTGCCAGAAAAATAACGTTTAGCTGTCTCTAATAAATTGCCCAAATAACATTTCTCATTTTCCTTAAGGCATCGACGAATAGAATTAATTTTAAATTTATCATGCCATATATACCAAGAAATTTCATCAAATTGCGAAAAATACATCTTCTTGACTTGTTCTACAGTAAAAGGTTCTTTCATATCTATTCATTATTAATTAAAAATATGCGCAAATACACTCTTCTCGTCAGACAGCTCAAGACCTAGCTGCGAAGGATAACTTTTGATGTAGTTGTAGAACGCGAACATCTTCTTGTCGTCGTCACCGCAGCGATCTATCAGCAGCTTGATGAAGGCAAGGAGACAGTCTGAGTCGTTTCCGAAGTTTTCCTGCGTAGAGAATTGCGTCTTGTCTACATCTTGTTTCAGCCGGCGTATAGCTGCTATCGCCGTGTTGAAATTGTGCTTGGCATCGTGACGCAGATCATAGCCCTGCTTTTTCATTTCACTTCTCATGTCGAGGAGAAGAGTTTCTACGACATTCTGTCAACACATACGTCAGGTTGAGAGTCGTATTAAGATTTGTTGTTCCTATTAGCATGATTTATGTGTTATAACATTAAACATTTCTTTTGCTATCTGACGTGTAAAACTTATCAAGATTCTCCTTTTGCTTGACAAACTTTCTTTGACATAGCATTTCAGATATACTGTTGGAAAGCTCCAAAGCCTTTATAGCTTCTTCATCGCCATCTTTAGCTCTTGATTCAAGTTCAGCACGATATTCCTCATAAAACAAGCCATTGGTCGGCTTAGCTTCTTCTGCATTGTGAGCTTTATGTTCGTTATACGACTGATTATCAGCAGTAGAGCAACGCTCTTTATTGTATTCCTTAAACCAGCTCATAATAACTTGACCGTCAATGCGATTATATATCTTGCCATACTTCATCTTCATAGCATTTTTAAAGCACAACTTGATATCGTCCAGTTTCATGTATGCATATTCCTCAATAATCAGATCTACGGTCATTGCAACTTGGACATCAGACATCGTTTCTGCTGCATTGAAGAATTCTAATGCGTCAGCTAGTAGATATACTACTGCTGCACGAGCTTTTGTCTCTCCAAGATTCTTAATTATAGTCCCAATCAAAGGTTCATGGGAAAGAAATACGTCTTCAATCCTTCTTGGATTCAGCGCCTTGCAGTATTGCTCCGGCGAGTTGCTTAAGGCGGCTAACTGACTCCCTTCTTGTTGTCGCAGTATCAGCTCGTTTTCCATTATAATTTCCCTCCAGTATCTTTGTATAATTAGCTTGTTTAAATATCCAATCAAAATCACATTTCCAGTTGTGGTCATTGCCCCCGAGGAGAAAAGAACTTTGAAGCACAAGGTTAAATACAGTTCTAATGCTTTCTTTGCCGTATTGGGCTATACGTGCTTTAACTGCTTTCTTCCGTGTTTCGGTCATTGATTTTATAGCCGGAAGCTTATCTCTAAACAAGCTATTATACCAATTCATCAAACCTACCCAATCAATTTTTGGGGAGTGGGACAAAGAAAGCTCGTCTTTCTTTTCTTCTCCGTTAGGAGAAGTTTCTTTATTATTTTCCTTTTCTTTTCTTTTCTTTCTATTTACTTTTACTTTACTTTTACTTTGTTCATTATCGCTATGATTAATTGAATTATTTGTGCAATTAATTGAATTGTTTGCACAATTAATTAAATATTCGGGGATAATAGTCGTTTCTTTGCGTTGATAAGTAGCAAGAAGAAATCTCTTTTGAATGCCAGAAGATGTGAGTATTTTATATTTCTCATAAAGTTCCTGATCGAAAAAACCAACCTGTAATGATTTTATCAAAACTTCTTTTACTGCGCCCTCGGAAACCCCAACTGTGTCAGCAATAACAAAAGGCAAATCTTCGTCCCACAAAATGTAATACCCTTCATCCTTGTAGATATTACACAGCAGGCAAATAAGTATAGAAGTAGATTGAGACCCACAGGCCCGTGATATCTTTCTTATCTTAACATCTGTAAAGAAACCAACATCCATAGGGAAATAATCTATTCCCTGCTTTGTAGGTCTTCCAGCCATAATTGTTTAAATAAGCTTCGCTAAATCTGAAATAAGGATATTCGTATTGCTTATTTTTACACTTTCCGTGAAAATGACCGCAGGTCGTTGAGATTCGTTCAGTTCTTTCAGCGACTGATTTTCTAAAACGATCTTTTGTTTCTCTTCACGTTCGCTCTTTAATTGAGTGGCAAGACTGATAACTAGATCGGGGTTATTAATCATCTGCTCCAAGGTAGGCTGCGTGGCGGTCATACCGTATTTAAGTAGTTCGTCCACTCTCATATCCACCCATACAGCTAAATCGGAATTTAGTTTTTGAGCGACACGGATAGCGACAAGACGGTGCGCCCAAGTGCCGGGGTTGTCTCCACCTCTCTTAACTGTCAGTAAATCAGCCAAACTAAAATTTTTTAGTTTGGAAAGAGATGCACAATACTCGTTGATTTCCTGCGAGTTAACAATTGTAGATAGGTTCTTCTCCGGATAGGCTTTCGCCATAGCTGTAAGGTTCACCATTACATCATCTCCTTTTTCAAAAGGAATTTGATTACCGTTGTAATCGAATTTGATAATTGAAGCATTCATAATATCGCAATTTTATTTTTTATTCAACAAACACTAAGGCTACATCTTCGTGCATCCAAGTGCCGCCATTATCACCATAGATAACTTGCACTAAATCAGACGAGAGGATTTTTCTCACCTCGCTTAATGCTTTGACATACGTCTTCGTTTGCTCTGTTTTCAAAAAATCTTTTGGCGATTTCCCGAAAGGCTTAGCCATTTCGGTTGCATTTACCATTACATTATCACCTTTATGAAAAGTGATAGGACTTCCGTTGTATTGGAAGATTTGATTAGTATTCATATTATTTGATTTTAGACAATAGCGATACAGGCGGAAGTCTCTCATTCCGCCATTTAGTTAGAATTTAAATATTCGACAACAAGAACTTTAGACAATCCTTGTGCGGATCATCCGAATGATGACTAAAATGGTAATCCTGGAATTGCCGAAATAATCCTTGCGAAAGGATGAAGGCATAAGCTTCATTCTTGCAATTCTTTTCGATTAAGAAATTTTCATAAGATACAGTTTTCGCACTGCTGGGCGCAGATGTAATAAGGTTACTATTATTCACCTTAACTCTGACTTCGTTGGTTCTTGGCATTGAACGAAATTTGAGTTATTAAAAACAAGAAAGGCTATCGCCTCCCGTTCCGCCAAGAACCGACACTGTTAGAGATAACGAGCATCCAATGGGATTTGATAGCCTTATATTTTTGCAATATTACGCTTACAAACGAACATAAAAATATGCACGTTAATCTCTTTCATAAGTCTTGTTCTTGGCGTGAACACCGCAAAGATACACTCAAATTTCAAAATACCAAATGAAAATCTTATTTTTTTAATCCAAAGTCCTAATCGTTATCTCCACACGTGGATTTTCCTTGTCTACAAACTTGCGTGCATGAATAAGACAACAATTATTGTCGTTCTTAATGCATTTGATTCGCTGAAGCACATCTAATTGTAGCTTTAATACATTATCAAGGTCGCTCCGTTTACTTGGGTAGTACACATCAATATAGAACTCAAATGGCTCTAACCGCATTGCTAACATAGATCAAAAAGGAAGGTCATCATCAGGTGAAACACTGGGAGCTGAATCAACCTGTTCCATACTTGGAGCACTTGGTTGTGGATTATAAGTTTGCAAGTCACCCAAGAAGTAATTTACCCCATCTTTTCTTTCTTCCTTTTTAGGAGAACAGGATACATAGTGTGTGTAAGTGTTACTTCTAAATGTAGCAGGTTCCTTACGCTCTCCTACCCATATATTCAGGAAAATACGCTCTTTACCATCTTTACACATTACTTTTTTCATCTGCTCACGGGGAATATCCGAGAGGCAGATGCTACCAAATAAACTACTCATATTACTTACTTTTTAAATGTTATACTATACGATGTTGTACTTTGTTTACATGGAGGATTTAAGGTAAAAACTTCTCCACTATCTTCGTCAATTTCAGTTTTAGGCTTAGAAATTGCTTTTAAAAAAGTCTCCCTGTCTTTACATTGCTGGTTTATTTCTTCCCTCTGTTTAATAAGACGATTATATACAGGATCATTGCAAATGGAAAAATCATATGTAACACCAGTTTCCTTTATTTGGATTACTGCACCTAAATAGCCGGGAGACTCACCTTTCCCATATTTCTCGCATTCTTGTATTACTGCATCTTTTATGTTTTCATCCTTTAAAAACGTATTTACTGTTTCAGAAATACTTTTCATCTGAACCACTGCATCAATCGGATTTATACCACCATCAATAACTTTGGAAATAAAAGCATTAGCCATTTCTTTCTGTTCCGTCTTGGAAGATGGGATTCTGTTGATTATTAGTTTATTACTCATTGCAGATTATGATTTACTTTATATTGATAATAATTTTCGGAAATCTTATTTATGTCATCATTCGTACATCTATAATTCTTCTCTATCAAATTAATTATAGAAAAACGTTGTTTATTTTCTCTTGCAAAAGATTCATTCCTATAAATCCATTTCATCAAATCTTCTCTTCCGAGAAGAGAAGCGTTTAAAACTTTGCGATTATCATTTTCTATTTGTGATTTATTATACTTGGTAGAATCATTGTCCCAATACACATCAGCAGCCATACCCAAAGCCTTGCAAGAAACAGATATAGCGTCAGTTAAAGCCATTTTATAACATTCGTCTGACGTATATGCTCCATTCCTTTCGTTAACAACAAATGAAGCTCCTCCAACCCCCTGTATTCCTTCACTCCACTCCCCATTATATTTGACGAAAAGGTTGATATGCACAAAGCTTGATATTTCTCCATTTGCACCTTGCTCATTCCACATTTTTATAATCTCATAACGCCAACCAAATCCGCAGGGGCCAAACTGCTCCGTTAGAGTTTTAATTCTCCACATAGGATTGATATCTGTCTTTCCTTTTAAACGACCTGCTGAAATTGTTTTTTTAGCATTGTCTGGAACTTGCCTTATCTTATCGTAAAGTTCAAGACAATTATCATTCCATTCCTTCATATCATATATTATTAAAGTGGTTAAAATAGTTCCCGGATACCGAACCAACGGACACCGGGATTAAATCAAGATAATTTGCGGATAACTTCACCGCCATATGAATTTCTGGTTAGTTCTATAAACTCATAAACGGTAAACTTATCATTATCTACATCTATACCTTTATCCCTACAAAAAGACTCTCTCCCAGCTTTACAGCTCCCAGTAAGCATATGATGCCATATAAATAATTCCTTAGCAGAGTACTTCTTTGAAAAGTCAGAAAAATGCTCTTTAAACTTATCAATTCTTTCCTCTTCTGTACTATCATCATAAAGCTTTTCTTGCAAAGATTCAAATGCCTCGTGTAGAGTATTACCATGAGAAAACTGATCATTCCCTTTTACTATAAAACAAGGAGTAAGAGATAAGTCGGACTGGAGGATAAATCCTTTTGCGATGTTACCTTTTACATTTGTAATTATAGTAGGTATATTATCTACTATAGAAATAGTATTCCCATTTACAGATTTTATGCCATCGCCATCGCCATAGCCATCGCCAGAGCCAGAGCCAGAGCCATAGCCAGAGCC